TTACGGAAATGTTTTTGAGGATGTTACAGGTCCATAATCTGCTACGAATGTGTCATATTGATTTTTAGTTTTACCAATTATTGAGAATGATTGAAATCGCTTGGTTAATTCTTGGAGTTCATGCTCTGATGCCTTAGGAATCACAACAGACCATTGGAGTGTTCCACAAATACTCTTGCCATAGAAATCAGATGCTGCTTGGGGAGAAGGATATTCCCAGTGATAATTCGGCTCGGATACAAGAAATGACGCATCTATCATATTCTGAATGTTTTCATCATACCATTTGTTGAAATCTTCACTATTACTGTGTATATAAGAGAAAGATTCCAGATACACTATCCTCCACGGTCCTGTAAATTGAGGATTGAATTTTCTATACGATGCTCCTAAAGTAGAGTTATCTGCTTTGCCAATCAAAGTATTGAAAGATTCAGTTTTGAATTTTGCTTCCTCCTCGGTATTTACATATTCTAACCACTTTATAATTAAAGTGGATTCATACGAAAATGATGGCATATTGCGAACTGGGATTGAATATGTCATTATTTCCTCATTTTCTTGACACCATCGTAAATAGTCATTTATACATTCGGGGTTAACAGATATTCCGGATGCTTGATATTCAACAAGCCATTTGTCTTGTGCCATCGGCGTTGGATCATCAGAAGAGCATCCATATAGAAAGATGCTTAATATCCCGATTGTCCAATATAAGTATTTCATTTTCCGATTTGTTTTTCAAGTTGAGTAATACGCTCTTTGAGCATGGCGATAGTTTCTGATTTGGATTTGAGGGCATCGTTTAGAGTAGTGATTGTATCCACAAGACCATTTATACGCGCTATGTCCTCTGAGTTGTCTTCTTTTCTTATGAGCATTTCACCGTTGCCCCTTAGCAGCCACTCAGCAGAGATTTCAGGATATGCCTGAAGAATGCTTACAACTGTTTCGATACTGATACCTCTAAGACCCTTAATCTGGTTATCAAGGGTCTTTTGAGGTATTCCGCTTCTTATGGCAAGTGCGCGAATCGACATGCCGCTATATGCAACGATTTCCTTTAGACGGGTAAGAATGTCCATATTGCCTAAATGTTAATAATTCTAAAAATTAGCCCAAACGAGCCTACATAATTTGCATTATTAGCTCAAATGGGCTAACTTTGCATCATCTTCAATCAAACACTACAAAATTAGCAAATTTGATTGAGATGAGCAAGAACATAATCAACAAAATATAAGCAAGATGACCCCAAACGAGACTAAACTCCAAAACCTCCGCAACTACCTTGATACCCTCATCGGGGAGTATCGGGAGGCAATTTCATCATCCGTCCGCGAGATGGAGAAGTTCAATATCTCTCCCGAAGATTTCCGCAAAGAGTCCGTCAGCCTCAACGTAGCCGCCTTTACCCTCGGCTATCTCAATCTGGCAAAAGAGGTATCCGAAAAATCGGACTACAAAACAACCGAGAATTATATCCGCTTCCACAAGCATCAGATTGAAACCAAGACAATCGGTGAGGCAGGTGTAATCACTCTTGCTCAAAACGCCACAATCTCGGCTCTCTCCACCATCATAGACCTCTACCTCGATAAATAAAGTCAAACCAATAACCTTTTAACAATGGATCAGAACACAGCCTATCAGTACAAGGCACTTAACGAGGACTCTTACAACAGCCTCGCCGCCTTTGCAGTATCCACTCCTGCAACCGTAACCCTCCACCCCGGACTTCTTACCATCGTAATCACCGGCGACGACGCCAACGAGGTTGGCAAGTTCATCGACAGAGAGGGTCTTGACTTCCACATCAACCCGATTGAGTTTCATGACGAGACTCTCGGTGCTGTAATTGACTGCGAGACCACCGATGCTGGCACCCTCCGCAAAATCATCTACCGCATGATGGGAGAGCGCTCCGCGATGGAAGAACACCACAATGGTGCTCTTGCCGAAATTACCGCCCAGCGCGACAGCGCGAAGAAAGACCGTGACATGTATATGCGCTGGTATTCTGATAGCACAAACCGAGAAGACCGCGTCAAAGGTCAGGTTCAGGCAATAGCATTGCTGCTGAACGAAATCTTCCCCGAGAAGTAACCCCCGCCAAAGTCAAACCAACCATAACGGCTGCTCAAGAGTGAGCACATAGCCCAGGGGCAAGAGAGCCCCGACCCCGAAAGGGGTTTTAATCGGGAGTATCGCCAAGCGGTTAAGGCCGGGACCGAAAGTCCTAAGTCGGAGGGTTCGACTCCCCCTGCTCCCACCACCAAAGAAGAGTACCTTGACAAGTCTGGAATTTCCGCTGACACGCCCGGACGGGAGACCGCCGGAACATCAGCGATGAGTAGTAGCCGATAAAGAAGCAGTCGAGTATGCCGAGAGGTGAAAGACACTTTGAAACGGGTCGGTGCTACGGTAAGAAAGAACCATCCGTGCTTATGCCGAAGAATGACGGATGGCGAGTTGAGTCGTGTCCGCTCGTGGCAAATGGACCGGTATAAACTGAATCAATAGCACGTCTGAATCCGAAATCAAAACGTAGCATACCTTATGACCGTCTGAAAATGGTTGACGGGTGAGACAAGGATAGGAACGTGAATGATTATAAATCGAACGGTGTAGCTCAGTTGGTAGAGCGGTCTGTGAAACAGATGCGTCGGCGGTTCGAGCCCGCCCATCGTTCCTCACTCAATTAACAACCTATATGGAAAAGACTATTAAAGTAGCCACTCTCGGCATAGCTGAAGAGCTTAGAAATATGGAGATAGGCGATGTCGTTCAGTTTCCTGTCCCCAAGTATAATTACAATTCAATTCGCACCTCCCCCGGCACCACACTTGTAGCCGAAACAATGGAGGGGCGAAAGTGGAAAACAAGAAAAGACATAGATAACAAATGTGTCTTTGTAACCAGAACCGCATAGACTATGGGAAGATGTCTTGTAACTTCGGTAAACCCTGCGGAGATCATGCTTGAGAATATCTTCCGCGTCATGGAGCGTGAGACGTTCTGCAAAGATACAGCTGCGAAAATCGTTGGCGGTGTGAAGAAGTTAGAGGACTTGATTGCCGCCGGCGAAATTGATGCTGAAAAGGGATGCAATGCCCAAAACAGCAAATGGAAATGCAATGCCGCCCAAGTTCTGCGACATTGCCGGAATATGAGAAACAAATGAACTTACCACATAGTAGCCCGTGAGGGTGTTTTTCATTATAAGAATCAATAGATTGCCTTGAGTGCCCGTGAGGGTCGTGGCATCATCTTTAATCAAACCCCGATAGCCGAGCGGGTAATCTCGGCCACTTGGTCGGTAAAGCTCACGTGTTGGAGGCGTGAGGAGCGAAATAACCGATGGAGCCATCGGCCCTCATGGGTTCGATTCCCATACCGGCCACACCCCAAATTAGAATAATATCATTAACGCCGGATGGTCTGTGAAGATAGTCCGGTTTTTTCACATGAGAGACTGACATTTGGTGAGTGTCCCCCGGGTTGAACCGGGCGTAGGTGAATAATCGCGGCCGCTAAATAGCCTACAAGCAGGTTCGACTCCTGCTCTCTCAACTACATCATCAAAACACATCATCAAAATGGATAAGCCAACAATCTCCAAGCGCATCAGCGCCGGAACTCGCGTCTATTACATCGACGCGCACAACGACCGCAAAGGTCAGCCGTATATTTCCATTTCGGAAATACCTACCGACAAATCGCCAGGCAAAAAGAAAAGGCAGCGTATCTTCCTCCATGCAGAGAACGTGGACCAATTCGCCCAGGCATTTGCCGAGGTCGCAAACCATATTAAGAATGAATCTCAAAGATGACCCGATTGTTCTTCTCGGCTGGAGTTGCCCGTATTGTGGTTCTCCAACGAAACTCGTTGACGACACGGAAATCTACGGGCGATCATACGGCACCAAGTGCTATCTCTGCAAACCGTGTGGGGCATGGGTCGGCTGTCATAAGAACTCGGACAAAGCACTCGGCAGAGTCGCAAACAAAGAACTGCGACAACTGAAACATCAGGCTCACGAGGCTTTTGACCCCATCTGGAAAGACGGCTATCTCCCACGCACTGCCGCTTATGAGGTCTTGTCCGTTGCTTTCGGACTCCCGATAGAGCAAACTCACATAGGAATGTTCGATGAGGATATGTGCCGGAAAGTAATCTCATTGTCAAACACAATTCTTAAATACATCAGAGAAGATAGCTAAACAAATAACACGCGGCAAGTTTCTCCTTATAGAATGTACCGCTGGTGAGCTGATGAATGCTGTCGGCTCCGACATCTGCATCTGCGATTGGTGCGGCAGACCATACCTCCCCTCTGATAAAGGGGTCTACATTGCAGTCCTTAATCATTGGTATTGTAAGGAGTGCTTTTATGAATGGGCGGCACAAGCCACCTGGTATCCCCAAGATGCCGATGTTGAGCGTAAGAATTTCAGCTTCTATGCTCCTCGTCTCGGAGTCAAATGTCAGTAAATGTTAAGGCGTAAAAATGGCGGGCAATGCGTTTGCGTAACTCGTTAAAAATGACTAACTTTACTGTATATCAGAAACAATGATATTAAAAGTCAAACCAATAAAAACCTACCTATATGGCAAAGGAAAAACAACCAAAAGTTGAGCAAGACCAAGAGGTCAACGATGCTCAGATGAAAACCGAGGCAGAGGCTAAGGCAATCATCGAAAACAACCTCCGCTTCTACTCGCAAGGATGCGAGGTTCCGGCAGACGCGCTCAAACCAATCAGAGCAGGCCGACTCAAAGGGATGTCCGATGTGAATCCGATGTGGCGCATGAAGAGAATGACCGAGATTTTCGGTCCTATCGGATTCGGCTGGAAATACGAAATTGTAAAGCAGTGGACTGAGACCTACGGAAACGAGGTCAAGTGTTTCTGCGTTGTCAATCTCTTCGTCCGCGATCCCGAAACAAAAGAGTGGAGTGAGCCTATACCCGGCAGTGGAGGTTCTGCCATCGTATCAATGGAGAGCAAGGGTGCTTATGTGAATGATGAGGGCTACAAGATGGCTCTTACCGATGCACTCTCAATCGCTATGAAGCCGCTCGGAATCGGAGGCAATATCTGGTATGGTCCCAAAGCGTCAGGGCATAATGAGAGCAAGTATGAGGCATCCACAAGAGAAGATGCCAATCAGAACCAACATCCTCAGCAAAGTCAAGGCACCTCAGCGATGGCGTTCACCGGCGCACAGCTCAACCAAGCCATTCAGGAAATGAACGCAACCACCACTGAGGCAGAATTTCAGGCTTGCTGGCAGAAATGGGCACAAATATCTCCTGCGTTGACAAGCAATGGCACTGACTTCTACAAAGCCGCGTGTGCAAAAATCAACTCTATCAAAAATCCCTCCGCAAAATGATGCAGTTCAAACAATCCCCTGTAATCTTCGACGAGGATAGCCACAGCTATCAACTCGACGGCAAGAGATTGCTCGGCATCACGGGACTTATACACTCAATCCTCGGATTGGGTGTATATCCCGATGCAAGTGAGCACGTCAAAGATTTCATCATTCCAAGAGCCGGAAGTCGCGGCACCGCCGTTCACCATGCCATTCAGACCTATGACCAACTCGGTATCAAGCAGACTACTCAGATAGTCCACACTCGCTACGGATGCCGGGAGCGTGATAACATTTCCTATGTTGATGAGACGTGGGATGTGAGTTCAGAACTTGAGGCATATATCCGACACCTCAACGGGTTCAAACCTCTTGCCAACGAGTTAACTGTTTCCGACAATGTGCGCTACGCCTCGCAGATAGACAATGTTTGGCAGTACGAGAAAACGGGTGGTATATGGCTTGTCGATACCAAGACTAACAACATCAAACTCTATCCGCTTTGCGGCTACTACAACGCCAACTATTTCAATAGCGGTGAAGATGCCCTCAAAGAATACCTCTCCTGGCAGCTCTCAATCTACGCAGAGTTATTTGAGGCAGAGAACCCCGGACTAAAGGTGGAGGGGCTGGCTTGCAACTGGCTGAAAGCCGATGCTGATGCGTTCTGGGTTATAGAGCGCAAACCATCCGAGTTGGTTTTGGAACTCCTTAAAACCACCTATTTTTTCAGCGATAATGGACCTGTCTATTTCCATCCCGATCAGTCGGTGTTCGGCATCGGCTCAACTCTCCCTGCCGAAGTCAAAGAGCAAACTCCGATAGTAGCACCCGATGTTGTGGATTATTTCACATCACTACTGAAAACATATAAGGAGGCAGAGGCGAAACTTGAAGAGGCTAAAACAGCATTGAGAGCCGCCATGACGGAGCATAAAGTGAAGTCTTTTGATTTTGGTTCATTCAGTGCCACAATCGGGGCCGACAGCGTTTCAACCTCCTTTGACACCAAAACATTCAAAAAGGATCATCCCGAACTATACAAGAAATATGCCTCATCAAAAGCCAAAAAGGGCAGTTTCACAATAAAACTCAAAGACAATGATTAAATTTTCAGCAACAAACGCCCTGGTTCACTCGGTTACTCCGGTGATTGAGATTGAGTCCAGATCCGGCGGTCAGCCGTTCTGCAAACGGGAACTCATCATTGATGACTCTTGGGAAAAGGATGGCAAACTTTATACTAACTTCGTTTCAATCGAGTTCACCGGCGACAAGATGGCTCAACTTGACAGAATCTATCCCGGTATGCGTGTGAACGTGGATGGACTTCTGAGCGGTCGAGAGTATAACAATCGTATCTACAACACCGTCAGTGGGCAGTCGGTTTCTCCTTATCAGGCTCAACAGCCCAGTGCGCCCGCCCCGGCACCCATGCCCGGCAGTTATCCTCAACAACCGCAATATCAGCAGGCTCCCGGCTATCAAGCCGCTCCTATGCCCAGTGGTTATCCTCAACAACCGCAATATCAGCAGGCTCCCGGCTATCAAGCCGCTCCTATGCCCAGTGGTTATCCTCAACAGCCTGCCGCTCCTGCCTATCCTCAGCAACCCCAACAGTATGCCCCATCACCTGCACCGGCAACCGCGCCCGTTACGGCTCCTGCACAGCGGCCATACAGTTCACCATCCTCGCCGGGTGTGAATGACTTGCCGTTTCCGCACTGATGGAAGCCAATCTCATTAAGCGCAACGGAGTAGTGACTATTGATAAGGATTTCGACCTCATGTGTTCACTACTCCGTAACGGAGAATACACAGTAAAGATAGTACGAAAGACTCAACCTCGTACCATATCGCAAAACTCATTGATGTGGATGTGGTACAAGTGTATGGAAGAGGCAACGGGGACTCCCAAAGAGGACTTTCATGATTATTATAAAGCCAAGTATCTTAGCCGTGATGTAGTCGTTGGCAGAAGGTGGTACCGGGTTCCCGGCAGTACCACCGACCTCAACACCTTGCAGATGACAAACTATCTTGAAAAAGTCAAGGCGGACGCAGCAACAGAATTTGGGATAATGCTCCCACTTCCCGAAGATAGGAACTATCAAGCGTTCATATCTGAATATAGGATAAGATAACACGTCGGACGGTCAGAAATGGCCGCCCGGCTTTTTTATTAACAATTTCAAAACAATGGAAACCCAAGAAATCAAAATCAAAAAAGCCAAATTGAGCAAAGGCGGCTGTGTCGAGGCATCGTATATTGATGCCGACGGCAACGAGATTACTTTAAAGGGTAAAAACAAGTGCCATAATGACCTCAAAGTGGCACTTGCCGCTCTGGTCCCATTCTTTGCCGACCTTACCGAACAGAAGGAGGCAGACACCATCGACTGGAGCGACCTTGAAAGTGCCGAGAATGTTGACCTCCTCCGTAAACTCGATGTAACGGGTCTCAGTATCGGCGGTGATGACAACAACCGCATCATCACTATGACAGGCCGGCGCACCCTCATCACATCAAGGGTTCTTAATCTCAACGCTCCCGGCGTAGAGATGGAATCCGAGACATTTGAGTGGAGCCACATCGACGACTTCGACTTAGCGGTGCAGGCTTTCATTTATGAGGTCAAGGAGTACATCGTAAACCGCAAATGGGAGGTTGTTCAGGCAACTCTCTTTGATGGTGATCCCGATGACCCCTTTGCCGGAGCCGAGCCGACCGATGCCGCTCCCCCTGTTGAACAGCCTGCCGAAAATGTAGCGTAAGAATGAAACCAATATATATTACCGAAACGCCCAACACTTTCCGCCTCTCCTTTGAGTATAACAAGGAACTTGTAACAACCATCAAGCGTGTGCCGAGTGGCCCGCGATGGGATGCTCAAGAGAAAGAATGGATTGTGAAAAAGGAAAGTATCTGCTATCCTCCCGGGCGTGATGCTCGGTGGTATGTAGAGGCTTTCGCTCAATGGGCAGTTGCCAAACACTTTTGTACTAACATTTCAAGGCGTAGCGAATCCCACGATGTAGTATATGAGATTCCACCGATGAAGAATTTCACCGGCGAACATTATATGCTCCTCAATCCATACGAGTATCAGTTGGAGGGAGTGCGCTACGCCTTGGATCATAAGCGTTGCATTTTTGGCGACCAGCCCGGCTTGGGTAAAACTCTTCAGGCGATATGCTCAGTAGTCAAGGCTCACAAGGAAGCCGCTGTCTATGGGGATTCATTTCCTGTACTCGTAATCTGCCCCGCTGCTCTCAAAGTCAACTGGCAGCGTGAGTTCAAAAAGTTTGCCGGCATCAACGCTGTTATTCTCGATGACAAAAACCGCGATAGTTGGCATCGTTTTTATGAGTTGAGGCGTGGTGATGGAGACCCCTATGCCCCGGTGTTCATCACAAATTATGAGAGCCTAAAAAAGTTCTTTGTGAGTGATGTCAAAGACCACGCACGAATGACTCTACGTTCCATAGTCTTCGATGAACGCATCAAACTGTTCAAGTCCATCATCATAGATGAAAGCCATAAATGCAAATCAAGCAAGACACAGCAATCAAAGTATGTTGAGGGAATCTGCAAAGGTAAAAAGTGGGTGTTCGCTCTAACGGGTACGCCTGTTGTCAATAATAATACCGACCTTATCCAGCAGCTCAAAATCCTCGGCAGGCTTGATGACTTCGGCGGCTATAAGCAGTTTGTCGGCCGCTACTGCGATGGACCCAAACAATCCTCCAATCTGCGAGAGTTGAATTATCGCCTTTGGATGTGCTGTTTCTTTCGTAGAGAGAAAGCTAAAGTGCTTACTCAGTTGCCCGACAAGATGCGCCAGTACATCACTTGCGACATTACCAACCGCAAGGAGTATGACGATGCAGAGAATGATGTTATCAAATATCTCCGTCAGTACAAGAATGCGAGTGATGACCGAGTGGCACGCGCCATGAGAGGTCAAGTGATGGTAAAGATGGGCATACTTAAACAGATTGCGGCGAGAGGTAAAATCAAAGCAGTTTCCGAGTTTATCCATGATGTCATAGACGGAGGGGAAAAACTCATCATGTTTGCATATCTGAAGGAGGTTGTGGAGGCTCTGAAAAAAGAGTTCCCCGATGCAGTAACCGTTACGGGTTCTGATGACATCAAAGCCAAGCAGAACGCAGTTGACCGCTTCCAGAACGACCCCGAGTGCAAACTCATAATCCTCAACTACAAGTCCGGCGGAACGGGTCTAACACTTACGGCTGCAAGCCGAGTTGGGTTTATCGAGTTCCCCTGGACCTATTCGGATTGTGAGCAGGCAGAGGATCGCGCCCATCGCAACGGACAAAAGAACGCTGTCAACTGTTACTACTTCCTCGGTGACAAGACCATTGACCGCTATATGTATAATGTCATTCAGACAAAGAAAGACATTGCCAACGAGGTTACGGGAACCACTACCCAAATCGAAGAGGATATGCTCAACATCACAATGAACCTGTTCCAAGACCGAATATGAAAAAGAGATTCAAACTCCTCAACCGCTCCGGCAAAGTCCATATTTTGCATTGGGCGGCTGATGGTAAGCTGTTCGGTCCCGACTGGGAAGCTGTGGCTACGTTTGATGACAAAGACTCAAATCTGGAAAGATGCAAGACTATAATATGGCTTATGAACGAGTGCGACAAGCACACAGACCACCCTAACGATGACAGAACAAGAGATAATAAAAAGTGAGCAGGGTTATTCGGAATCCAAGATACAGCATATATGTGTGAATTGGTTCCGGCAGACATTCCCCCATGTCGGCAATCTTCTTTTTGCAGTGCCTAACGGCGGATGGCGTGGAGCCCGCGCCGGTGCCCAAATGGTATATGAGGGACAAGTCAAGGGCGTTGCTGACCTCATCCTGCTTTATCCGTCAGGAGGCAAGTCAAGCCTCTGCCTTGAGATGAAAGTACCAAAGAAGAAAGGTAGCAGCGCCGGAACCCAGAAACCGCACCAGATAGAGTGGCAGGCTCTCGTTGAGAAATATGGTAGCACCTATGTAGTGTGTCATGGACTCATCGAATTTATCAAGGCTGTTTGCGACTATCTCCAAATCAATTCAACAAAGTATATCGACGAAGCTCTTAATAAATATCCTCTTTACCGATGATCAACTACATCGAAATGATTAACCGCTTTTGGCAGGAGGTTGAGATGAAGGATTTTCTTCCCTCGGAGGCTTGCGTATATTTCAGACTTCTGGATATATGCAACAGGTTAGGATGGCAAAATCCGTTCCCCCTCTCCAACTCACGGGCAGTCGCGCTGATGGCGATGAATGAAAAGACCTTTCGTGCTATCAGAGACAAGCTCGGCGGGCGCGGTTTAATCGAGTTCAGGAAAGGCAAGAAGAGGGAGAGCGCACCGATGTATTGTTTCCCGGAAAAGACTGATGATGGTTGTTGGGTTTTTCCTTGGGGGAATTTTTTGGAGGTAAAAAATACCGTTAAAACTACCGTTAACACGCCCGCTAACGCTACCGTAAACACTACCGCAAACACACCCGTTAACACGCCCGCATATAATAAAACTAAAACTAAAACAAATAAATCTCCTAACGGAGATAGTGTGGGACAGCCCCAACCGGAAATATCGTTGTTTGCAGAAGAGGAAAAGAAAGCCGGCAGGCGAAAGCCAAAAGCATCCAAAGACCCACCATCTACACCGCCGACGCTTGATGATGTCTTGCAATATTTCCTAAGCCAAGATGCAGACAAGCGTCTTGAGAATTGGGAAGAATCCGCCAGGCGGTTCTTTGACAACTTCAACGCCGTTGACTGGAGAGATAAATTCAACCGCCGGATCACAAGATGGGACAGCAGGGCTAACTCATGGATTCTTGATGATGAGAAACGGCAAAAAGAAAGGATAACCCCTAATGAAACTAAGCAAGCAGATAAACTTTCAGAACGTAGAGGCACTGAGCCAAATGCTACAAGCCGAAAGGGTTTCAAGGGAACGTTTTAGCCTTGAAATTTCCGAAAAGGATTGTGCCAACGGGCTGTATTCCGCCATGAAAGCAGAGGTTCAGTATCGTGGCGGTACATTCAATTTAGATGCTGACACTCGCTCCCATATCTTCACGGCTGCCAAATGGCTCATCAATCCGAATAGCACACCAGGTCTGTTGTTGTGCGGGTTGTGTGGCAACGGCAAGACTACCCTTGCAAGGGCTATCGCATGGCTAATAGGATACCTCTCGGAGCGTGAGTTGGGGTATTCCAACCGCAAGAGGATGCCGCTCTATACTGCAAAGAACATTTGCCGGCTATGTGCCGCAAGTGAGAAATTCAAAGAGCAGTATGATGAGTATGGGAGATTGTTCACCGAGCCTATGATGATAATTGATGACCTCGGAGAAGAGCCAAAAGAGGTCATGGTCTATGGTATGCCGCACACTCCAATCATTGACATCATCAGTGAGCGTTATGCCGCCCAACGGATGACCATAATCACGACCAACCTTGATGTTGACCAACTCAAAGGGAAATATGGAGAGCGTATCACTGACCGCTTCCGAGAAATGCTAACCTCAATCATTTTTGAAAATGACTCATACCGAACCAGTCCGAGTGATAGTTAGATGGACCACACGCGATGAAGAAGCCATTGCCGCCATTCGCAAGCATTTTAATCTGCCCAATTATACCACGCTTAACGGCTGGACACCGGCTGAAATCAAGCCGGAAGATATGGATATGTTTGAAGAATGTGCCCGACGAGGGTTCTTTGGCATTATCCGCGAAAAATGGTGTAAAAATGGTGGCCAATATATTTTTTCATCTCGTAAATAATGGCTAACTTTACAGTATAACAAACTAAAAGTCAAACCAATAAAACCAATTATGGAAATTAGAAAAATTCCACTCTCATTGGTGTCTCCATCACCGATGAACCCTCGCAAAACATTTGACGAGGATGAGTTGCAAGAGTTGGCGGACAACATCGAGAAGCAGGGGTTACTCCAGCCTATCACCGTCAGACCCATTGCAGACAAAAAACAGTTTGCCGTTGTAGATGGCAACGCCGACTTCCACCCCGAGTATGAAATCATCTGCGGAGAGCGCCGCTTCCGCGCCTTTTGCAAACTATCTGACAAGTGGCGGGAAATGGATTGTGTGGCTCCTAAGGGAGAGACATATGACCGCTTCTCTGAAATCTCTGCTATTGTGCGAGAAATGAACGATGAAGAGGCATTTGACGCGATGATAACCGAAAATCTTCAGCGCAAAGATGTTGACCCCATTGAAGAGGCTTTTGCTTTTGGTCAACTTATCCAAAAAGGCAAGACCGCTGAAGAAATAGCGGCTCGATTTGGCAAGTCTATCAGATTTGTTCAGGATCGCGTCAAACTCAACAATCTCATCCCGGAACTCATGCTTGCTGTCAGAGATGACAAAATGAGCATATCGGCGGCGATGATAATTGCCAAGCTCGATGATGAGCATCAGCGTCGTTATCATTCATCCTACTCCAACAACTCCAGCGGATTCACTAAACAGACCGCCGATAGTTTCACTAAATCTCTCTTTATGTCTATCGACGGGGCTCCCTGGTATCAGACCGATGACCAAGCCGATGAAGATTATGAGGGAGGGTGTGGTTGTAAGTGTTCGGAGTGTCAACTCAACACCGCCAATCATGGGTGCTTATTTTGGGATATGAAGACGGAAGATGCCGGGAAATGCACCAACCGGGATAAATTCTATGCCAAGCACTCTGCGTTCATCATAGATATGTTAAATCGCTTTGACCACCCGGTAATCAAGAAAGGTTCACCGCTTGAGACCGGGAGCGTTGTCATAATAGATGATGAGGAATGGTGCAGCCCAGCCACGAAAGAACTCAAGAAAGCCATCTATGAAAAGATTAGAGCGGCAGGCTTTGAGGTAATCAAGGCTAACGAGATATTTGAAGGCAAATGCCATTACACTGACAAGAGACTTGACCGTAACATCGAGATGGGATATGTCTATCAGTGTCTTAAAATCTTCACATACGACAATGTGAGCTTTGGGACACAGTGGCGGTACTTCAAGGGAAAAGGCAAGATGCTTGAGGCAAATGAGGGCAAAGATAAAACTCCGGCAACCTCCACTCAATCAGCAGAAGCGATGAAACTCATACAGCAGCGCAACCGAATAAAGGAAATCGCTGTCGAGAAAATCACAGCCGAATCCCGAGCAATGGCCGGCAATCTCGCAGAGGCAAAGCGCAAAGGAGAGTTGAGCGATGCAGAGATGTTCGCATTTCAGTGTATAATATTCTCCCTCTGCGGATCTGATATGCTGAAAAGGTACGGGCATAAAGGTTTGGGCAAGGTGTCTGAGCGTTCTTTCATCGACGTAATCAAGCAGAATCGAGCAGACTGGTCAATGTGGATAAGAGAGTTTATCCGCACGATAATTGCCAGTGCTGATATAACCCACAATGGGTTCTATCAGTATTGCGCCGGAGAAGTGCTGAAGGAATGGATGCCCAAAGAGTGGAAAGAGATGATTGACAAATATCGAGTTAAACTTGATAAAGACCTCGCCAAAAATGCTGAGAAACTGAAAGGTCTTGGTTATGGCATAGACGGCAAGTTGCTCCCTCAACCTAAAGAATCGGTTGTCAAATCGGTTGTAGATTCGACAAAGATTGAGGCAGAGACAATCGCTATCCCCAAAGGGAAGAACATACAAAAGCAATTCAAGGAGATGAAAGCCAAGCATCCCGGTACTATTCTTCTCTTCCGTGTCAATGACTTCTATGAGTGCTTTGATGAAGATGCCGAGAAAGCAGCTAAGACTCTCAAACTGACGCTTACCACCGCAAAAGGCAACAAACTTGCCGGTTTCCCTCATCATGCTCTCGACACCTATCTTCCCAAACTCATAAGAGCCGGACATAAGGTTGCAATCTGCGAGCAACTTGAAGATCCGAAAAAGAAGAGTAACAAAGGGAAATAAGAATCTCCCTTAAATCACATCATCAACTCAAACGCGGCACTACTCAATCAAACGGGTGGTGCCGCTTGCTTTACTATGGAATATCAAGAGTTTCTTAAATCCAAGATAAAAATATCCGAGGAGTTCGGCTTTACTGTCAAGATAGAGGAAATCAACCCCAAGTTGAAACCTCACAACAAACTGATGGTAAAATGGCTCGTTGAGGGTGGCAAACGTGCCTGTTTCGCATCTTTCGGATTACATAAGACTGTTACACAGTTGGAGGCGGTAAGACTTACCCTCTCTAAAGTCGGCAAAGGGAGCGGCTTGATAGTCTGTCCTCTCTCAGTCCGTCAGGAGTTCGTAGAGGACTCCAAAAACATACTCGGCTGGGAGCGCCCCCCAAAGTTCATCAGACGTGCCGAAGAGATGGATGGCGATGGTATCTACCTCACAAACTACGAAAGTATCCGAGACGGCAAGTTGGATCCAGAATTGTTTGTTGTCGCAAGTCTTGATGAGGCCTCCGTCCTCCGTGGTCTCGGCGGTTCAAAAACATTCCGGGAATTTATGAGGCTGTTCACCGGCGACGGTGGTCCCATGCAAGTGCGCCGGCAGGCAGAGCGTATCAAATTCCGCTATGTCGCCACTGCCACCCCATCACCAAACGACTATATCGAGTTGTTGGCTTATGCCGACTTTTTGGGCATCATGGATGTGTCGCAAGCCAAAACAAGGTTCTTTAAGAGGGATTCAACGCACGCTGACAATCTCACACTCCACCCACACAAGGAAGAGGAGTTCTGGTTATGGATATCCTCGTGGGCTTTGTTTGTCAGCAAACCGTCGGACATCACCGGCGACACGGCAGACGATGAGGGTTACATTCTCCCTGACCTCGACCTGCGATGGCACGAGATACCGACGGACTATTCTAAGCCGAGTGTTGACAAATACGGCAATCCTGTATTATTCGCTACCGAGGCTATGGGACTGCAACAGTCGGCAAAAGAAAAACGAGAGAGCCTCCCGGCCCGTATTGACAAGATGATGGAGTTGAGAGCCGAGGATCCCGACGCCCACCGCATCATTTGGCACGACCTTGAGGCAGAACGCCACGCCATAGAGAAAGCCATACCCTCTATAAAATCCATCTATGGCTCACAAGATTATGAGAAGAGAGAGAAAAACATCCTTGATTTCTCTTATGGCCGAGTTCAGGAGTTGGCGGCTAAACCTGTTATCGCCGGTTCCGGCTGTAACTTTCAACGCTATTGTTCCTGGGCAATATATCTCGGTATCGGCTACAAGTTCAATGATTTTATACAGTCCATTCACCGCCTGCAACGATTCCTTCAGACAAAGAAAGTCCGGGTTGACCTCATCTATACCGAGGCAGAGCGAGGAGTGCGAAAGGCTCTTGAAACAAAGTGGCAGAACCACAACAAACTCATTAATAACATGACTGAAATTATTAAGAAATACGGGCTATCTCACAAAGAGATGTCTGCACACCTCGCCCGTAAAATGGGCGTTGAACGTGTCGAGGTCTCCGGCGATGGCTACCGCATAGCCAACAATGACAATGTTCTTGAGTTGCAGGACACCGACCGCTACCCGGACAATTCAGTGGGGCTTATTGTAACCTCTATTCCGTTTGCAACCCAATACGAATACTCTCCCAATTACGCCGACTTCGGCCACTCTGAAAGCAACGAGGAGTTTTTCAAGCAGATGGATTTCCTCACGCCAAACCTCTTCCGAGTGCTCCAGCCCGGCAGGATGGCTATCATCCATGTCAAAGACCGCATCGTGCCGATGGGATTGAGCGGAATGGGTTGTCAGACGGTGTATCCGTTCCACTGCGATTGCATACGCCACTACACCAAGCACGGCTTTGCCTACATGGGGATGAAGACCATCGTAACGGATGTGGTCCGGGAAAACAATCAGACCTACCGCCTCGGCTGGACTGAACAATGCAAAGACGGCACCAAAATGGGAGTAGGTATGCCGGAGTATCTTCTCATCTTCCGAAAGCCTGCCACCGATCGCACAAATGCCTATGCCGACATTCCTGTTGTCAAAGACAAAAAGTGGTGGAATGAGCAGACCAGAAGTTGGGATAATCCCGATGGTTACAGCCGCGCCCGCTGGCAGATGGATGCACACGGCTACACACGCTCTTCAGGTGATAGGCTGATGACCCCCGAAGAGATAGCAAAGATGGACCACAAATCTATCTACCGCTTCTTCAAAAAGTATTCTCTTAATGAGGTATGGGATTACGACTATGTTGTAAGAGTGGCCGAGGAGTTGGAGTTGCACGGCAAACTCCCTACGGGATTCATGCTCTTGCAGCCCGGCAGTTGGACCGACAACGTATGGTCTGACATCGCAAGAATGAGGACACTCAACACCATTCAGTCGGTAAAAGGTAAAGAACAGCATCTTTGCCCTCTGCAATTTGACATCGTGAACCGTGTCATTGACCAGATGAGCAATCCCGGTGATATTGTTCTTGACCCATTCGGGGGACTTATGACGGTTCCCTATTGCGCGCTGCTCAAAGGTCGTAAGGGCTGGGGCATAGAACTCTCGCCGGTGTACTTCCTTGATGGTGCTCAATATTGCGCCCAAGCTTCCACAAAGAAAGAGACCCCATCACTCTTTGACTTCCTCGATGATCAGGCGGAGGATGAAGAAGAGCCTCTACCTTTTGAACTCCAAGATAAAAAGTAATATGAAACGAGAAGATGCCCAGACCGCAACGGGCTTGAGCCTGCCGGTCATTGTTTTCGTGGTGTTCCTTACCCTGCGCCTTGCCGGAGTAATCTCCTGGTCATGGTGGTGGGTAACATCGCCACTCTGGATTGTAGCCGCTCTGATAGTGGCAATCACGATTCTCTATGTAGCGGTGTTCGCTTACCGCTACCTCAAACACAAACGCAAACGCAAACGCAACTAACCTCATCTGTTATGATGACAATAATAAGACCGCCTCCCGGCAATCGCGAAAGAGATAACACCAGTCATTCACTTAACCCAATTCTTTACCAATGGCAATAACGCTGAACAAAAGTGCTATCCGATGCGAAGAGATAGCAATCGCCAGTGGTAAAATAACCTCCAACTCATCGGCTCGACCATTGCTTTATGACATATCGCGGAATTGGCGTGAGTTACTTGATGCGTCAAGTTTTCAAAGCGACAATCCCGGTCCCTGGAGCGAAAAGGAAGAGGCGGCGGCCGAGGTTATGATTTCCACTCTGACCTATCTTCAGCGCATTGGGTGCAAGAACATCGAACAGTTGCTCAAGGACACCATAGAGCGACACGCCCGGCAAAATGAGTAGGTTTCGTTAATGGCTATTCTGATGATGTAAATTGATGATGTATAATAGCAATGACCGAAAATACAATTTTAGCAATCGGCCTCTTGGATTTCAACAAGGGGCAACTCCAAGGACTCCCGAAGAATCCCCGGTTCTTTCGGGACTATCGCTATGAGGCGATGAAAAAGAGCATTGAGGAATCTCCCGAGATGCTTGAACTCCGTGAACTAATCGTCTATCCATATCCGGAGGGGCGGTACATAGTCGTTTGTGGCAATCTGCGTTTGCGTGCCTGCAAGGAACTCGGCTACAAAGAGCTTCCCTGCAAGATTCTCAACCCTGAAACCGATGTGAAGAAGTTGCGCGAATATGCCACAAAGGACAATGTGAGTTTCGGCGAGAATGATGTTGATGTGATGATCAACGAGTGGGACAAATCAGAGTTGCAGGATTGGGGAGTTGAATTTTCCCCGGAAAAGAAAACCGATGAGTTCAAAGAGCGGTTTGATTCGATCACTGATGAAACCGCAATATATCCCCTGGTCCCCAAATACGATGAGAAGCACGAGTTGTTCATCATTCAGTCAGGTAACGAGGTTGATAGCAACTGGCTCCGTGAGCGTCTTGGTATGCAGCGTATGCGCTCCTATAAGACCGGCAAAGTGAGCAAGAGCAATGTTATCGACGTTAAAGATGTTCGTGTCGCATTGGAGGGCGAAAGGAAATGAGCAATCTCAAAATCGTAATCCCCTCACACAAGCGGCACGATCGTGTTTTCGCAAAGAAACTCGTTAACAACCCCATCATCTGTGTTGCTGAAAGTCAGGCAGACCTCTACCGCCAATACAACCCCGAATGTGAGATAGTAACTCATCCCGATGATGTCATAGGGCTTATTCCCAAACGCAATTGGATGGCCCGGCACTTTGGCGATTTAATGATGCTCGACGATGATGTTCACGTTGTCAAAACCCTCTTTTGCGAGAAGGGCGAGACCGGGGTTATACGCGATCCGGACCAGATAACCCATATCATAGAATCCTTGTATGAGTTGGCGTGTCTGCTCGATGTTCATTTGTTCGGGTTCACCTCAGCCATTTCGCCGGTGATGTATAACGAATGGGGGTATTACTCCCTCTCGAAGATGATCACCGGTTGCGCCTATGGCGTGAGGTATAACAAGAATGTCTGGTGGAATGAAGAAATCCGGCTCAAAGAAGACTTTTGGATTTCATGTTACATGAAGTTCAAAGAACGCCGGATTCTTACCGACCTCCGCTACAACTTCGCCCAGAAGGGCACGTTTGTAAATGCCGGAGGGCTGGCAGCGTTCCGCAATCAGGAAGAGGAACGCCGCTCGATACTGTTCATCAAAAAGCACTTTGGGGACAGCATCAATATCAAAGGCGCAACCAACAACGGCAAAGACAAGACAAAGCAGCTCGTGGAGTATAACATCTCCTGCAAGTTCAAATTCTAACCTGCTGATTATCCGCTAAAAATGGTGTTCAATCTGATTGCTCATATCGTCATTTTTGGCTAAATTTACAGTAGTAAACAACCAAATAATAGCGAGTTATGATAATAAGAACTATAAATGGCTATGACTTCTTTGAGGTGAGCTCTGCCATGCAGAAAGCAATCCGGCGGGCTGATGCCCGAGTTGCCGGATTCTTCGCCCTGGAACTCTGGCACAGCAACTATCGGGACTATGTATGGAAACGCCTGTTTACCATCAGTGCCGAGGACTGCTACGGACTCATCACGAAAGAGATAGAGGCTCTTTGGCAGGGGCACGAGTTAGTCAACAAGAATAAGACCGAGCCGAAAGGCAGAATCTTCGTAAGCAAAGCGGTGCTCCTGCTTTGTGAGTGTCGCAAAAGCAGGGATGCCGACCACCTCCAGAACCTTGTCTATGACCGCAACGATGTGGATGTAGAGCGGTGGCTTGATGATGTCAGACATTATCCTATCCCCATACCTCCTTATACATTCGATGTTCACACCCGAAAGGGTAAGAAATACGGCAGAACGAAAGAAGAGTTTTTTCGTGAAGAATATGAGGCATTACAGCCTCGGGTGCCTGGTCTGTTCGATGACCTTGTGCCATCTCAATCAAGCAATCTTTTCAGCGGTTCGGATCAGAAGTCTGAGCCGCTTTAATTTTAATCAACATGAATCTACCACCCTTAGACAAAGAGATGTTGGCAAAGATGGGCATTGCGCCGGACGCGGTGCCCATCCGCCCGGCATTAGATTACGGCATCAAAATTCCGCCCAGGAATCCCAAACCTCCCAAAGCAATCAGCACCGCAGAGGCTAACGAGATGTTCGGAGTGTCGCTTGCAGTAAAGATGAATTTCATCCCCCAGATGCTTGTGGCCCTCGCCCTTGATTATGCCTCTCAGTTTGTGAATCATTGCCGGGATAAGCGTATCAGTGAGTTTAAGAAACACAATCGCCTTATCAAACTGTGTGTAGAAGAGCATACAGCCCGCCTTGCCAAGTCCTACGGCAACGCATTTCAGGCGTACACCAACTATGTTGAGCGGTACTTTGAATATGTCAGTGTTGACCGCTTCAAGATGTGGTGCAGCATCGGGAATGTTGTCAACCGGCAGATTCCGAAAGATAGAGACCGCGATGGTGCCACCCTCGTTGCGATTATCCATAAACTGATTGATTATGCCGAAGAGTATGACCGCAAAATGGATAAAGTGATTGCCGATAAGGTCAAAGCGCCTGTCAGTCGCAAGCAGGATGATATGCTGAAGCTCATCGTTGCGATGTGCTATGAGTTTGAGGACACATGGGGGTTCAAGTTAGAGCCGGATCCCATTGTTGATATGAACATCGGAGTGCTTGCAAATAGAGCCTCAACCCTTGCTGATTTCATCATCGGAGAGGAAAAATGTCAGTAAATGTTAAGGTGATAAAATGGTGTTCATTCTGATTGCAACATCCGCTTTTTATGGTTAACTTTACAGTATAACAAACTAAAAGTCAAACCAATAAAACCAAGATAACAATGAAAACAATCGCTGACCTCAACGCTCTTATTCCTACCCTCGTGGAACTCATTCGCAACAATGACCACGAAATCGGAGAGTCTTACTATGAGCAAGATGAAGATGGATGGGGAAGATGTGATGACTCAACCACTAACTACCTCTGCTATGAGGAAGATGGTTGGCTCATCGAAGTAACCTATGAGTGCTGTGGAGAGTGGGATAATGACCCCGGCGATTATTGGACTCCACCGAGCTGCGATCTTAGAAGAGCATGGGGCGAGGTTACTGAAATTACCGCTACCCACTACGATGAAGATATAGATGAAGAGTCTGAGTTCAGCGAAGAGGATGTAAATAAACTCTGGATTGCTCTTGATGAAGAGCTGAAAGATATAGCATAATAAGTCAAACCAATAAACCTTTTACAATGACAAAGTACGTTTTTAGAGTCTATACGACCTACGACCCCGAGGATGGCTTCAATGCCTGGGCAAGCGGGAACAGCCGCCAAGAGGCTGAGCGAGAAATCAGGAGTGAATATCATTCCATTATCCGTGTTGAACTTATCAGAACCGAGAAGAAATGACACGAAAAGAGAGACAAGAGGCCCGGGCGGAGCGTTACCGAGAGTATGCCGATAATGCCGATAAAAGAGCAACAGCCGCCTTTAATGCCAGCAGCGCCGCAGTTGAACACATTCCCCTCGGTCAGCCTATTCTCGTGGGACATCATTCAGAACGAGCCCACCGCCGCGCCCTGGAGCGTTCCAATAGCTCAATGATGCGGAGTGTTCACGAATCCGAGAAAGCGGCTTATTACCGTCAGAAAGCCGAGGCGGTTGAGAATAACGATAACATCTACATCGGCGATGATGATGCGGTAGAACGGCTCAAAAAGAAGATTGCTGAATTGACAGCCCTTCAGGAGCAGATGAAAGGAGCCAACAAGATAGTCCGCGCCAAGAGCATGAGCGATGTCGATAAGATTGATGCTCTTGTTCACCTCGGAATCTCAAGACCAAAGGCAAACAAGATGGTCGGCTCACAAATCATCTTCCCCGGCTATATGCTGACAAACAACAATGCCAAAATCAATGCCGCCAAAAAGCAACTTGCAAAAGCGGAGGCTCTGACATCAAAGGAAGATAGAGAGTACACCATTGATGACATCACAATCGAAGAGTGCTACTCTGAGAACCGTGTCCGCATCTATTTCCCCGGCAAACCCGGAGAGGAGACAAGAACAAAAATGAAGAGGGGCGGCTTCCACTGGTCAAAAACATTAGGATGTTGGCAGTGCTATATCAATCGCCGGAGCCTTGACCTCATCAAAGAGATAACAAGTCAAACCAATAAACCCGATAACAATGGGATATAAACTTCATGTAGCAGAAGAGTATCAGGTGCGTCATAACTCATCCGATGCTTTCAGCAATCGTTCCGCAGAAATCAACAGAATGCTTCACGAGAATTGCCCGGATTTAACGTGGATGGGCGAGGATGTGGAGTGCTCTGAACAGCTCAAAGTGCCACGCTCCGATTTGGCTGACCTCATCGGCAAGATTGTTGCCGATCGCGAAGATTTCGACAAGTGGCTCAAACTCTATGACATCCAAGAGTCCGTCGATGATGTTATTCGAATCATCGCGGGCTGGATTTCCAAAAGCGACCAACGTAATGATTATGTAGTTCTAACCTGGTACTAAGAAGATGACAGTAATAGAGCAACAAATGATGGATGCGGTCATATCACTCAACCGCAAAACAAAAGACGCCAACCATATTGATTGGGAGCAGCGTCGATATGAGATAGCAAAAGACATTTATACCCGTTGTCTATCGCACGAAGATGGCGACGTGAGAGCCTTCTGCAATCGAGAACTTGACATGACAGCCTCCGATTGTGTGAGAGAAGCAGATGCGCTTATCAAAGCACTACAAAAAAAGAGTGAGTGATGAATAAAGACTACGCCTATTGTGTCGGCCCCAACTACTTCGGGGGGCCGACACTCTGCGAGAATTGCAAACGGCACATACCTTTCAACACCGAAGTAAAAGAGACCTTGACATGGACAATGCCCCTTTACGATGAAAAGACCGGCACTTGCCCTCTGCATGAACCTAAAACAGTAGCGACTAACATTAACCCCAAATAAATATGGATGAAAAAGAATATAACGAGGCGTTAGAAAAGGCCAGAATCTTCTTCCTTGAGAAGTGTGGTGAAATGTCATTAGCCCATTATCGGGCATTGACATCCGCTTTCAAAATCGCGTATGAACTTGGACTCGAACACGGCAAAGTTCAGGAGCCCACAAATGGTGAGAGTAATGGCTAAATTCATCGAAGTAAAACGAGCCGAGAATCCGGAAGTGTTCCGCTTTGAGTGCGACAAAGAAGATGGCGACATACTCATCAATGTTGATCATATCGTTTCAATCATTCCCAATGGAGAAACTTGTTTGATAATGCTAAACGGGTACCCCGGAACTGTTCACGCTCAACACTCTACGGCATGGGTGATGGGATTAATTAACGGTAAGCCATGAAAAAGATAATGTTCAATGACCTATACGGACTCACTGAAGCGGTCTTGAATCGACTCAAGACAAAGACGCGCCGCATTGCTCCCGATAATACGCCGATAGGTAATTGGAGCGAGACATTGAAATATTCAAGGTTCCAGATTGGCGAAGTCGTTGCCATAGCACAAAGTTATAAGGATGCTGGCGTCAGATTTCTCCCCGAGGAGGATGACGAGTTCGGATGCTACGATTTTCCTGCCGAACAAACAAATGGATGGTCTAACAAGATGTTTGTCCGTGCCGACCTTATGCCCCACCATATCCGCATCACGAACATTCAGTTAGAGCGTTTGCAGGATATTTCCGATGAGGATTGCATCAAAGAGGGCATCTACAAAGACGAATGCAGAACGCATTTTAATGGCTACGCTTTTGAGATAATTAAAGACCAAAATGGATGTGTGATGTCAAAAACGTGGTACAATACACCCCGCAAAGCCTTTGCCGCTCTCATAGATCGAATATCCCGCAAAGGAACATGGGATAGCAACCCTTATGTGTTTGTCTATGATTTTGAATTAGTAGATTAAGAAAATCATATAAAACCGAACTAATCAAAAAATAAAACAATGATGGTACAAAAACAAGTATGGCACCGCCGGACGCGCTATCTCATAGTAACGCAAAATGCTGCCACAGTGCAGTTGGAACTATACAAAGAACCTCAAGACCCCGATGGTGTTACCGCTTTCATTTGTTGCCTATGGGTAAATGAGGAAGAGCGCAAGCACGGCCACGCCGGGAGGCTCTTAGATAGAGCAGAAGAGATTGCCGCCCGGGAGGGGCATAAGAGAGTGCATCTCGAATGGTGTTCACTCGATAGCCCTCAATGGGTACTTGAATGGTATCTCAGAAGAGGTTATGAAGAGCAAGAGTTTGGCCATAACTCATCATTGCTGGTTAAAGAACTAAATCAAATAAAATGAAAAAAAGAATCAAAGAAGTGCTTCTCATGCTAAGCCTTGCGCTAAGTGCAGCGTGGTTGGGAATCTGTATTTTCTATATGGTCAAAGACCATGAGGCATACAGTTCAACAATAGAGTATCGTGGGCATAGTTACATTTATTTCTATAATCACGGGACAAGTGCGGCAACTCACGATCCCGACTGCCCGTGCCATAAGGAAGATGTAAAAGAGCCATGAAACGCTGGACCCCGGAAGAAGAGAATGAACTGCGAGAGCTTTACGGCACAATGACCGCCGAGGCTCTCGCAGTTCGTTTCGGCACTACCTATCGGGCAATTTATCAGAAGTGCAACAAGATGGGACTGAAAAAGGATCAGCCGTGCAAAATTCATCTCACACCTCAACAAGAGTTGTGGATGAAGATACACTGGCCGCATATGTCGAATGAGATATGCGCCCTTATACTCGGTATCAGCCATCGTTCAGTTGTCCGGCAGGCGCGCCGTCTCGGATTGCAAAAGACCGAGCAATTCATGAAAGAGTGCCAGGCACACACCTCAAAAAGAGCCAAAGAGAGCCACATCAAAAATGGCACATATCCGGCAAAGGGTTATTACTCTCCCAATCTCCAAAAGGGTGAGGCATATCAATTCAAGCCGGGCCACAAAGTAATCAAAAAACCATTTTAGCATGATAGAGATAAACGGGGTCAGGTTCTATGATGAGCCGGGGAGTTGCGGTAGTTGCCCATGTCTTAAGACGGGAGCAACGCACTTCTCCCCAGGAGGGAAGCGCGGCCTCTGCATAATGTGGAATGAGATGCACCTAAGGACACGCAATATCCCGGCGAGATGTCATAAATTATCTAAGAAAGCACTCACTTATCCCGAGGGGAGTAAGCTGACGATAGTTGTAAACATATAAATAAATTGACATGGCAAGACCAAACGGAAACGGCATCATATCTCTCCACGATGATAAGGAAACTAATCACGGGTTCTTCTGCATGAAACTCGTATCATATCTCAACGAAGAGGCAGAGATGGGTACTGATGTCTACGAAGAGCTATGGCACGAGCGTTTCGCCCAAGCAAAAGCCGGGAAATGTGCCTATCGCGAAAAGTGTCCTAACTATGCCAAATCAAAACCGCCATTCTGATGAAAGGGAGAGCAAAGATAATACACCGTCAAGGGAGCGTAGATGTAGCCGTTTGCAGTGTCCCGATGGATGACGCGCCCCGGACTTACAACAACCTCGTGAAAGCGATGAAAGACCGCGCCAAAAGCGTTTGGGGAGTGAGGTTTGTAGAGACGCCGGACTCTATCACGGCAATCTGGCCACGTTCCGATCGACTGCCCGACGGATGGAGCGAGAGCGTGAAGTTTATTCCGGAGGAATAGTGATTTTTTTGAAAAAAAGTGCTCAAAAATTTGGTTATTCAACAAAAGTTGATTAACTTTGCAGTGTCAATAAGACAAAGAGATAATTAACCCGATTGTTTAACCAAAACCGATTCAAAATGAATGACGAAAAATTCAAATCAAGAATCATCGAGGTAGTCGCCCTCTTGATAAAGTTCAGAACAATGACTGACAAGAGCGACAAGCGAATCCTCCGAGACTACATCAGAGCAGTAGTTAAAGAGTTGACCTTAGTCTAAGAGACTCCCCGAAACAAAGAACCCTCCCCCGAAAGGGGGAGCGGTTCCCTTAAAAAAATAAACTATGGCAGACGAAGAATTAGTTAAAGAGATTATGGAGCGTGCTCAATCCGATGAGGGTCAGCGGTTAGCCGATGATGTCCTGGCACGTTTGAAAAATGGAGAGGTTGCCCCGGATAAAGTAGTGGTAGACCTCAAAAGAGAGGACATTTCAAAAGTGCTGAAAGTGTCCTACATTGCAGAGCGTTTCTTTGGGCGTTCCCGGTCCTGGCTGTGTCATAAACTCAATAATGACATAGTGAACGGTAAGCGAGAGGGATTTACCATAGAGGAGCGCAAGAAGCTGAAAGCCGCTCTCGATACCATAGCATACGAGATTCAAATTTTGTCGGATAATTTGTAGTTCCTTTTTTCGTCATTCATCTACATAATCCGACGCCCCGGCCCGATTGACCTACAAAGTCAGTCGGGCTTTTTTAATTCCCTCGATTTCGGGGGAATTAAAATTGTAACCAACAATCAATCACCGCCTATGAAAGCGTATATATCAATTCCCATCAGCGGGAGACCGCTCATTGATGCCAAGTGTCAAGCCGAGCGGATCAAGGCGAAACTGACCGAACATGGCCACGAGTGCATAACCCCCTTTGATGTTTGCCCGGAATCAGGCAAGCCTTATGCCTACTACATGGGCAAAGACATTGAGGCTCTGTTAGCCGAAGACATCGACGCCGTTGTGTTCGGCAATGGTTTCCACAACTCCAAAGGCTGTCGGCTGGAGCACGCTGCCGCCGAAATCTACGGCAAGCGAATAGTCTATCAGTCGTGTTTCTATTTTCTCGATCTCACAACCCTTAAACCAATTCCTATCAAATGAAGAAAAAGTATCGTATCAGGAGAACCTGCAAATGGGTTCACTCACACAACCGGCATCTGTATTGCCCAACATACTCCGTTCAGGTCCGCACATGGCCGGGACTTTGGATTGATGTAAAACAATTCAAGGATGAAGAGGATCCCGACTTTGCCCGGCGTGAGGCAGAGGAACTGTTAGACAAACTCAACGAGAAATAAGACATGAAAGTAATCATCACCGGCGGCGAGGGCTTTATTGGAAAGGCTCTCGCCGTTGCGCTTAGAAAGCGAGGCATTGAGGTGTGCAGTATCGACCGCCTCAACGGGATTGAGGCCGGTGATTTTTTCACATCCGCCGACATCTCCGGCGTTGATTGTGTTTATCATCTTGCCGCTCAGACATCCGTTTTCAACGTGAACAAGACCGACATTATCCGCGACAACATTGAGGTGTTCAAAATCGTTTGCGATGCCTGCGCCCGTCGAGGTATAAAGTTAGTCTATGCCTCATCATCGACAGCGGCCGATGGCAACACAACATCCATCTACGGCATCAGCAAGCGTTTCAACGAGGACTATGCCCGGTGTTATCATCCGAGAGCAACGGGGGTAAGGTTTCACAACGTGTACGGTCCCCGACCGCGTCAGGGTACTCTTCTTTGGCACCTGCTCAATCAGGAGCGGGTGAAACTCTACAACATGGGGCGTAACGTGCGACACTTTACCTACATTGATGACATTGTTGAAAGTCTTGTTTATGCCTATGGGTGTAACCATCAGCTCATCAATGCCGCGAATCCGGAGGAGACAACCACTCTGCATTTCGCTGAATTGGTAAAACAATATAAACCTCTTGAAATAGAAATGATTGCAGAAGAGCGTGATTTTGACCGCAAAGAGCAATCGGTCAACGAGGCGGTTTATACAGTACCTTTGCAATATACGCCTGTTGCAGACGGCATAAGGCGCATATTTGAGAGCATGGACTATGAGCAGACGCAGTAAGATAATACGCATGGATAATTGGGATGTTCCTACCTCTCGGCCTCGGCTGAAGGGTGGGAATATCCCTCTTTGTGATTTGTCGCCCCGGACTGTCCTGCACCATCTCGGCTCCCTGGTGTATTTCGCCCAGTTCAAGCGTACCAAGAGCGGAACGCCATTCAGCGAGATAAAGCACTCGGCCGATACCGCCGCTTTGTTTGCCGAGACAGCCTGCAACTTCATTCAGCGTCTTGTCAACAATACGGAAGATTGGTGTATCATCACCACGCCCCGGCGCCGTCATGCAGACGGGTTCCACTTCGCCACTGCGGTATGTGAGCGCATAGCGGACACTCTCGGCATTCCGTTCTATGCCGATGCCGTTCAGTGTATCAACCGCAACCGCTTGGATCCCGACTTTCATCTGCTCCGGCCCATTGCCGAGCGGCGGGTTATAATCTACGATGACATCATCACCACTGGCACCACACTGACAGCAACCGCCGAATTGTTGAGCGATCGTGATTTTGTTCTCAACCTCATCGGCATAAATAACCGTTAAATCCACTCTCCCGGCTATGAATTTGACCCAATCCCCACCACATTCATACAGCAAAACGGCTTTCACGGGCATATTTCGCGCCTCAAACGGGCTTTTTTGTATGATTCCTACAAAATTTTTTCGGGGCGGGTTAAAGCCAAAAGACTTTTACAAACATCTGTCAAAGTCAGTGTCAAAGTCTATTGTATCTTCTTTTGATTCTCTTTTGATTCATCTGAATGGTACAATAGGAAACAATAGAATAATTAACACCTCATCATATCATCATCACAATGGCAAAGAAAGAGAAACAGCAGCGCATAAGCCAAGAGCGACGGCTCACGGAAAAGCAAGAAAGGTTCTGTCAGTTCTATCTCGATACTGACGGCAACGCATCTGAGGCGTACCGCATGGCTTATGACACATCGAATATGCAACCGGAGACAATCTGGAGCAATGCCAGCCGACTTTTAGCAAGTAGCAAGGTTGCAACAAGGATAAACGAGATAAGAGCGGAGAGGGCAGCGCGCTCACGCATCGAGCGCGAAAAGGTCGAGCAGGTTCTCATGGATATAGTAACAGCCGACCCTAACGACCTCTATATAGTGGATGCCAAGACCGGCAGAATCAAGATGAAGACACCGAGCCAACTGCCCAAGCGTATGCGCAACGCCTTGAAGAAGATAAAGAACAACAAAGGCGTAGTCGAGTATGAGTTGAACGGGCGAGTAGAAGCCGCCCGGTTGTTAGGCTCGTGGAATGGTTGGGATGCCCCCAAAGAGGTTAATGTCAACAATACGGGCAACATGACTAATGAAATCCGCATCGGCTTCGGCGATGATCAGGATTAGAGAGATTATGTTGATAGGTTGTGTTGAGAGTTTAGCAATAATGTTGAGAGCAAACATCAATATAACATATATAGTACCGCCAAGTAGCAAAATGTAAACTTCCCCCAATAGCAAGATACCGAGAAATGTAGCAAAGTGTCAGCGATACGCCCAAAAACCGCCAAAAACAATGATTCTGAATTATAAGTTATTCAACCCACTGTTCTTCTACCTGCTGATGTTCTTGCAGAATAAGACCATCCGTAACATCATCATGTTCGGAGGGTCCTCATCCGGCAAGACATACAGCATGGCTCAGGCTATCCTCATACTGACACTATGGGAGGGAACGAATCACCTTGTAATGCGAAAGGTCGGAGCGTCAATCAAAGATACCGTCTATCAAGATTTCAAGACAGCCGCCGAGCAACTTGGAATAAGTAAGTTGTTCAAATTCTCCGATGGAGTCAAGACTATAACCTGTATTCAGAACAAAGCGAGAATCGTGTTCAAAGGTCTCGATGATGCCGAGAAAATCAAAGGTCTATCGAGTTTTAAGCGTGTCGTTCTTGATGAATGGTCAGAGTTTGACGAAGCCGACTACAAGCAGATCCGTTTGCGTCTGCGTGGTATGGAGGGACAGCAGCTCATCTATACTTTCAACCCCATCAAGGAGACCCATTGGATTAAAAAGAACGTATTTGACAAGCAGAAATGGCATGATGTCCCTATGGCTGTAAAGTTAGGCAGTCAGACAATACCAGAAGAACTTACGAGGGTCAAGTCCATAAAAATGAATGAGCCGCGTGTGATAATGCACAAGAGAACCGGCGAGATGATAGAGCACTCGCCCGATACTGTTGTTATCCAGACCACCTACCTAAATAACTTTTGGGTTGTCGGTTCGCCGGATGGAACATACGGCTACTATGATGAGCAGTGTATCGCCACATTTGAGTATGACCGCGAACATGATCCCGATTATTACAACGTGTACGCCCTGGGCGAATGGGGTGTAATCCGCACCGGTTCCGAGTTCTTCAGCTCGTTCAATCGTGGCAAGCACACCGCCGAGGTTGCATATAACCCCGAATTGCCTGTTCATCTGAGTATCGACAGCAACGTGATGCCGTATATCTCGGTTCAGTTCTGGCAAGCGTATATCGGCGATACTATCAGCATACGGCAGTTTGATGAGATATGTGCCGAGAGTCCCAACAATTCAGCACGCAAAGCCGCCAAACTCGTTGCCAATAGGCTGAGGGAGTTGAACGCAACTAAGGTTTATATACATGGGGATGCCTCCACGAAAGCAGCCAACACGATAGACGATGAGAAACGTTCATTCCTGGACCTGTTCATCGGGGTATTGCAGAAAGAGGGATTTGAGGTTGTCGATTGTGTCGGCAACAAGAATCCGAGTGTGCCCATGTCCGGCGAATTTATCAACGCCATATACGATGAGGCTCTGCCCGAACTCGGCATATTGATAGGCGAAAACTGCAAGACCTCGATAGAGGACTACATGAGCGTTCAGAAAGATGCCAATGGAGCAATCTCAAAGACCAAGATAAAGAATAAGATTACCGGGCAAACGTATGAGGAACACGGGCACCTGTCGGACTGCAAGAGGTATATTGTTGTTGACATCCTCCGAGAGCAATTCCTATTGTTCTCTAACCGTCGTAAACGCAACCTCTATGCCGTTGATGGGGCAATCCGATTCTATAACCCATCTACCGAGTGCGCCTATACCGAGAACCTGGTCTATTGTATGCCTAACATCAATGGGCGTTTTGTACTCGCAGACGGAAAGAAGTGCGGCGATAGTTGGCATATAACCGATGTGAGATTCATTGAGACCACCTCCACCGAGAATATGAAAACGGCATTGACCGAGTGCAACAGCAGCCGTGTGATACTGGAGTGTTCCAAATCCTACTACCTCATGGCAAGGGATCTCCGCGACAGCCTTACAGGTGATGTGCGTGTCGTGCATGAAAGCACCGACCTGCCCCGGCGTATTGCCGCCACCTCCGATTATGTCAAGAGCAATATCCGTTTCAATGAATCCGGCATGAATGACAATGTGGAGTATGGAGAGTTTATGACAAATCTTCTGGACTACAACAAGGATGCCAACGAGAACATAGAGAGCAGCGCCGTGTTAAGTGGATTCATTCAGGCGGTGTTAAAGTTGGGTTTGTAGTGGATGGTGGTTGTAAGTGTTTGTAATATTGAACCTTAATAGCGATTTTGTGCATTGTCTAAAATTGAGTTTTTCGGCTGTTTGGCTCAACCGAAAACAATGTAACTTATTTTTGCTCCAAAAGAGCGACAATGCAGCTAGTAAAGAAAATAAAAGGATGGTTCGCCACTGAGAAATCAGCATCAGAAGCCCCGGTTGAGAAGACAAAGCCGGAGCTGAACAACTATGATGATGAGGCGTGGCGCGTACATCTTATGAGTGAGATAGCCTCGCCGTATGTCGCCGACCGAAATTTCCTCACGCTGTTCCATACAGTCCCGGAGGTATTCTTCCCAATAGATTTCATCGCCAGGCGCATTGCCGGAGCCCACTTTGAGATTAGGTCATACAAAGATGACAGCATAATCTATTGCAACGGCCGATCGCAGAAAGCAGACCGCCTCAACGCGATATTGCAAGCTCCCAACAGCATACAAAGATGGCGTGAATTGGTGTATATGCACCATGTTTTCAAACTCGTAACGGGCAACGCCTTTATGCGTGCTGCTATGGCAGACACATTCAAGGATATGCCCAAGTGGAAATATTGCGACAACTTCTGGTCAATCCCCTCGAATTGGGTTAAGGTAGTGCCTGCCGGCACAAAGATTCCTCTTTTCGGAATAGCGAAACTTGAAGAGTTGGTTGGAGGGTATGAGTTGGCACGCTCCAATGATACCCTTATAAGGATTCCGACTTTCCAAGTATGGCACGACCGAGACGGGATGCCCCAATACCTCAACTGTACCGGTGCAGATTTCCTCAAATCAGAGAGCCGACTCAAAGCCGCCCATAGAGCAATCAGCAACCTCATCGCGGTATATGAGGCACGAAACGTCATATATGTCAAGCGTGGCGCACTCGGCTTTATCGTAGCCAAGAAAGATGGTGGCGAACTCGGCACCCAGGCAATGAAGCCAAAGGAGAAGGAAGAACTATTAGAGGAGTTGAACGGCAAATACGGGTTCGGGGATAACAAGATGCCTATCGGAGTAACAGATGTCCCCATCGAGTTTATCCGGCTCAACCAATCAATATCCGAGTTACAGCCATTTGAGGAAACATTGCTTGATGCGATCACGATTGCAGGGCTGTATGGTATTCCCGATGTGCTTGTGCCGCGTAAAGACCACTCGACATTCAGCAATCAGGCAGTAGCCGAGAAGAGTGCCTATTGTGGCACTATCATTCCGATGGCTAAACAGTTCTGCGAAGATTTGACCCTGTTCTTAGGTCTTGACAAAGAGGGCTACTACATCGACTGCAATTTCAATGATGTTGACTGCCTGCAAGTCGGATTGAAAGAATCTGAAGAGGTCAAGAAACTCGTGAACGAGCGTTGCCGGAGTCAGTTCAACGATGGTCTGATAACCTACAATGACTGGCGCGCCCAGATTCATGAAACCGCATTGGAGGGAGACATTTACAACAAGGTCAAATTTGACATGACTCCCGAAGAACTTGCCAAGATAGATACAATTATAAAATCAAATAATTCAAAACCCTCAACAGGAGAAGAAAGCAATGAACGAAACATTGAAAAGAATCCCGTATCAGACCAAAACGGCTGACGTGGATGAAAAAGGTATCGTCACCGTTGCGGTGAACGGTATAGGCATTGAGGATGCACAGCACGACATCTCAATGCCCGGCTCGTTTGTGGAAACCATAACCCACGATATGGACCGTATGCGTTGGTTCCTCAACCATGACAGCACACAACTCTTAGGAGTGCCGCTGTATGGTGAGGAGAAGTCAGACAACCTCATCGTAACCGGGCAACTCAACCTTTCCAAGCAGATCGGCCGAGATATTCTCGCCGACTACAAACTGTTTGCCGAGGCTGGCAGAACGCTTGAACACTCCATCGGTGTAAAAGCAATCCGGCGAGACAAGGAGGACCGGCGCAAGGTTCTTCAATGGAAGATGTATGAGTATTCAACCCTTACATGGATGGGAGCCAATCCCAACACCTACCTTGTAGGGCTGAAGAGTGCGACACCCTCGCAGGTTCGTGATGCTGTGGACCTTTTGAAGATGGCATTAAAGCAAAAAGGATATAGCGACGAACGACTTATGAACATCGAACAAGAACTTGATGCCTGTTTCAAGGCACTTGAGGGCAACAACATGGTTGTTTGTCCCCATTGTGGCTATCAGTTCGACTATGACAAGGCCGAACAGACCACATTCCAGCAGATAGTGTTGGGATATGCCAACCAATACACTCGATGGATAGCCGAGGATATAGTATCTGAGCAGATACACGCCCTGGAGCCATCCATTCGTGCAGAGGTGCTTTCCATCATCGACGCGGTTAAATCCACCAAGCAGGAGATTACCGAGAAGAGCGTTGCCGATTTCGCCTCATACGCACGTTGCCCCCACTGCTGGGGCAAAGTATATGCAGCCAACAATCTGCTTATGAATCCCGCGCCCGAAATCAAAGAAGAGCCCGCGCCCGCCGCTGATACATCGCAGAAAGGCACTACACCCGAAACTGTCGAGAAATCAAGCGATGATTTCTTTGAGAACCTCAACAAGTATATCTAACATTTTCAATACTTCATATATATGAGCAAGAAAGTAACAGTAGAAGACCTCGGCCTTAAATTTGACGGCATGCCCGAGGCTCAGGCTGCATTTCTCCGCAAGTGCGCCGAAATGGTCGTCAATGTAGTTAACAAGAGCAACGAGGGTCAGTTGACCGATGAGCAGTTCATGGAAAAGATGAACACCGCTCTCAAACCGTTTGCCGGAATCGACAACGAATCCATCCAGTCACTCATCAAGGAGAACTCCGAACTCCAGACGCTCACCAAGAGCCTCGGCGAGAAGATCGCGAAACTGGAAGAGAAAGGAATCAGTACCGATTTCGTTTCCAAGTTCGACGAGTCGTTCAATGAGATGTATGACTCCGAATCGTTCCAGAAGTTCGCTTTCCAGCACGGCGCATCGGCAAAGGGCTTTGTCCTCAAAGACATTTCCCTCACGCAGAACTACACCGGCGACAGCCACGTTATGCTCACCGGTCAGAGCAACGATGTAGTTACTCAGGCCCGCGACAAGCAGGCTCATATCCGCGATTATGCAGTTGTTCTCACCGGCGATCCCGAACAGACCTCAATCGCCTATCAGGAAATCTACGAAGTAGACCGCAATGCCCGCTATGTGTCGGAGAACGGTATGCTCCCCGAATCTATGGTCAAGATTCGTGAGAAGAGTGCCGAGGTGAAGCGCGCCGGTACTCACTTCCGTATCTCCAAGCGTATGCTCAAGAGCCGCGTCTACATCCGCTCGTTCATTCTCAACATGGCTGTCGAGGCTGTCCGCAACAACGAGGACTTCGGTCTGCTCTTCGGCGACGGCTCCGGCGACAACCTCAAAGGTATCACAACCTACGAGGGTGTAACACCTGTCGAGAATATCCTCAACGACAACATCGTCAGCATCCCGGCCGGCGGTATCGAATCCATCGAAGCAGTAGGCAACGGCGTTCTTATCCATCTGGAGAAGCCCTATGACCTCCTCCGCGACGGATTCAAGATTGTCGTTTCAGGTGCCGTAACAAGCACCGACCTCAACGGCACTTTCGACGTGATCCGCCAGAACGACACAACGCTCCTGCTTCGTGGTGCCAAACTCAAGGATGGTGCCACCGATGAGCAGAACAAGGCAGACGCCGCCGCGATGAAGGCAGATGTGCGCAACGGACTCTACAAGAGCATCGAGACCCCCAACAGCATGGATGCTCTTCAGGCAGCCGTCGCCGTCATGACCTATGCCCAGTTCCGCCCGACCATCCTCGCGCTGAACCCCCTTACCATCACCGCCATCTGTTGCGAGAAGGCTACCGACGGCAACCGCCTCGATGTGGTCCGCGATGCCAACGGCAACCTCCGCGTCGGCAACCTGACCGTTGTCCCCAACACCGACATCCCGATGGGGCACTACTTCCTCGGCGACTTCCGCAACGGAGCCAAGATTGTTGACTACACCACCATGACCCTTGAATGGGCCGACGACGTGAACTGCAAGCTCAAGAATCAGGTGGTTCTCATCTGCCAGGAAGAGCTCATCCTGCTCGTCGAATGTCCCTGGGCGTTCTCTTTCGGCCAAATCGCCGACCTCATCACCGCACTTGCCAAAGACTAAGCCTATGCCAGCGTATATCTTGAAAGGCGAATCTAAGGAAGTTGACAAGATACTCCGCGAAAACCGTATCCGTATCAGCCGAGGCGTGATTTCCATCACCCCGGCTGAGCCGGAAACGGCTCTCGATGAGTATAGCGTCAAAACTCTCATAGAAAGCCACAGCGCACTTGGCGAAGAGCGTGTTCAGTTAATCGCCGAAAAGAATAGGCTTGCCGAACTCGCCGGCCTTGTTGTGTCGATAGCCGTAGAGGGTGGTCAGACCATCCCCGAAGAGATTGCCGGGCGTCTTGCCGAATTCGGCATTATCGTTCCCAAAATCAGCGAAACAGCCGAAAATACGGCTGAAATCGGTGAAAATCTCACGGAAAGCGTTCCCAACACCCCGGAAAACGCTAACATAGATTCAGAACCCGCCGCGATGGATAACAAGCACATTGAGGTTGAAGATATGCAGGAGGTGAACCTCGACGCAGATGATAAAACCCCTGTAAGCGATGACACCAAAGATGTATCGGAGGATGATGCTAAGGAAGCAGCGCCCGCCAAAAAGACATCCAAGCGATCTAAAAAATCAGAGTAAAGATGCTTATAGACTGTTCTTATTTCACCAAAGGAGCGAGGCATATCTTAAACGCTAATGCCACGCTTGGCACTCTGCCACATTCTAATGCGGCAGAGGTCAACGACACGATAGAAGCCTTTATAGCCGAGCACCAGGAGGATTATCTTGTTGCCATGCTCGGCAAGACAATCGGCAATAAGGTCAACGCATATCTCGTGTGTCTCGATGAGGATGAGAAGCCCACACACAACGACAAGTTAGATGCAGTGTGTGATTGTCTGCGCGATTCATTTGCAGACTATGTTTTCTTCCATATCCTCCGCGACACGAATACGCAAGGCACAGTATCGGGTCTTGTCAGGCTCAAATGCGCCAACGAGTATGTAGCACCGATTGTCCGTCAGGTTAATATCTGGAATACGATGGTGAATAAGCACAGACGCTTTGCCGAGTGGTGTGCGTCTTCCGACTGCACAATGGCCGGCATAAGCATCGACAGTGAAATGCTTACCAAAATCAATCAGTTCAATCTATGAGCAAGAGCCGGGAAATAATAGAGATAATTGCGGATGTTGTTAAGGAAACCGCTGTCGATTGCACGCTCACGGTCGTAATGCCGAGAGGTGTAGTCAAAGAGATTCCTTGTCCGCCCATTCACTATGTTTTCGGCAATGCCCAATATGTCAAAGACAAACTCGATGATTTGAGCAAGTCGCCGAGAGGAGCCGAGATGAAGTTTCCGATGATCGCCTTGTTCTGCCCGTTCAATGAGCAGCGCAATACCCCGGATTATCATAGCAAGGCGAAAGTCAGGATACTCATTGCCTGTTCATCCGATAAAAAATGGAGCAATGAACAGCGTCTGGAGACATCGTTCAAGAACATTCTTCGACCGATTTATAACAGATTCCTTGAAGCCCTCAAAGAAGATGGCAGATTTGATTTTGGCTATGATGAGCATGTCGCACATGAATACTCTGAAAACTACTCTTATGGCAGATATGGGGCGCACACGGGCACCGGGGAAGAAGTGAGCGAACCCATTGATGCCATTAATATCAGCAATCTTGAATTAAAAGTCAAACTCCCAAATTGTAGAAAATAATGAGAAAACTTAGAACGTGCGATTCCGCACAACTCAACACGGGTGTGTCTAAGTGTCCGCCCGATTTCGAGAACATGAAAGGTGCCATCCTCGTTCCCCCCGGCACCAAGTTGCCCGCCGACCTCACCGCCGAAAAGCTGGAGCAGATGGTTCATGCCGACCGCCCGGACCGTATCTTCGGTATTGTCCGTTTCACTGAATATGCCAAGAACGGCGGCGAAATCCAGACAGCAGCCAACGGCTATGACGGCGAGGCTCCCACCGGCGTAAGTGCCCGTAAGGACACATTCACCCTTAACAAGTTCTTCCCGGAACTGATGGCGGCTCTTACCAGAACCTACAATCAGCAGTGGGATGCCTACTTCTTCGACGACAACAATATGCTGTTCGGTCTGAAGGACGGCACCGACACACTCGCCGGTTATCCCATGACCGCTGTCTATGGCGATTCCACGCCGTTCAACACCTCATCGGCAAAGGCTACCATGACCGTTACTTTCGCGCACGAGAACGCCAAGCGTGCTATCACTGACTTCGATTTCGTGCAGCTCGACTTCAACCCCCAGAAGTGTGTCCTCGGTCTGACCAATGTCCGGATGGAGAAGTCTGCTACATCCGGCAATGCCTACAAGCTCTTTGAAGATGTGGGCGGATATGATGTTACTGGCATCTATGGTCCCCTTATCGCCGCCGCCGGCAACACCGTTGTAAGTGGTGCCACCTCCGCACTGACCTATGACGATACAACGCAGACTCTCACAATCGCATCTACAAGCGGCGCCGACATCCGCCTCAAGTCGCCCTCCGTGCTGTATGAGAACGACATCAAAGGAATCGAGCAGGTAGCATGATTTTCGAGCGTGTCAATTTTGTAGAAGAAGAGATAAAGAAGATGAGCCGGGATGAATTTGAGTCCCGGCACATCAATCTCTTTTGGCTCGATCGGGATGAGGCAACCCGAAAGAAGATGCTCGGTCAGGTCTACGACCTCATCAACAAGCCTGCCAAGCAGACCAAGCATAAAGCCGATAAATAACAAATCAACCGGGCGGGGGTGTTATCATCTCCGCCCTTACTTTCAGGACATGGGCATTGAAGAAGTAGCAAAGATAATCGGAAAGATTGCCGATGGGTTTGAAGAGGCGTGTATCAAATGCCTTGATGACAATTCCGGCATCGTTCTCCGTGCTGTTACGGAGCAGTTGTATAGCGGTGTTGACGGGGAGGGTAAGCACCTCTCACCGACATACGACAATGACCCATACTTTGAGGAGGAGGGAACATGGTATCACAGAGCCAAAGATTACAAGGCGTGGAAATACAGCATAACTCCGCCAGTGGCCGGAACCATGCTCGGATTACCACCGCGCCCTGATGATGTTCCCAACCTTTTCATCAACGGTAAATTCTATTCAGAGATTACAGCCACTCGCAAAGGTGATGTTCTTGTAGTAGATCCCGGCAATGGCGATGGCCCGTCAATCGTAGCCAAATATGGTGATGAGATACTGAATATGGGACCGACAGCCATCAGTTATTTCAACACTACCTATATGCTCCCGGCAATAGATTCATTTTTCAAAGATTGTGGATACCGATGAGTTGTGCGTGTGAACATAAGCGGATGGGTCAGGAGTTAGAGCGATTCCGCAGATTAGCAAAAGCGTGGGCCAAGATGGAGGGTAACACCGCTATCATCTACAAGAATGATGACGGCACCTATGGGTTCGCGTCAATCTCGGCAGAGTCTGAGATTGGGAAACCGATTGTAGAATATATAACGCCATTCTGATGAGCGAAACAAAGATAACCGACCTTGTCCCCCAGGAGACAATCGACAAAATCAAGGAACTCAATACCGAGATCCAGACGCTGCTCACGACCTATACCAATACGGCAAAGGAATTGGCAAAAGGCGTTGATGTGAACGTGAAAGTTGTCGGGGATATTGACAAGCTGGAGAAACTGCTTGTCGAGAAAACCAAAGAGGCGACTTTAGCCACTGAACGCCTTAATGCCGCTCTTGCCGAGCAGAGGCAGGTAGTGGCTAATACCACCAACACCATTTCCCGGCAGTTGATGGAGCAGGAGCGTGTCAATAAGACTCAGCGTGCGGCATACACCGAACATGAAAAGGTCAAGAACATTATTGACCATATGCACGGCAGTTACCAACGACAGTTGGAGGAGTTAGTTAAAATTGATTCTCAAATAAAAAGCAATGTAGCAGCGCAAAAGGAAAACGAGAAGGCTATGCGTAAAGAAGGTGCCGACATTGACGCTCTTATGAAAAAACAAGAGCAGTTAGTTGCCGAGCATCGTGCATTGCGCCAGGAGAAGGCTCGTCTAAATCAGATAATGACTGCCGAGGAAAAAGCCAACACGCAGGTAGAGGGAAGTTATGTTCAACTCTCCCAGCGTTTGGAACTGATGAAAAAGGCATATAAGGAGATGAGCATTGAGGCTCGTTATACTGAAGATGGCAAGGAACTTGAAGCATTGATACAGAATCTCGACGCACACCTAAAGGATCTTGCCGCAGATATGGGCGAGTTTCAGAGGAATGTCGGCAACTATGCCATAGCCGGACAAAATGGAGTTGTCGCCACAGACAGTCTCATTGCGGCTATGAATCAGGAGGCACGTACCACGCAAGACCTCATCGACCAAACTAAGATTTTGGAAGATGCTAAAAGGATGTTGAATACTTCTGATGAGAACTATGAGCAGACTTTAGCGCAACTCAACGAAAAGATTGAAGAGAACAAACGCAGCCTGTCAGATGTCAGCGATATTATTGACAAAGATGCAACATCAATAGCCGAAGCCGAAGCTCAAAACAAAAGACTTCAAGAGGCGTTAAAGCATGTCGATCTTTCAAGCGATGATGCTCAGGCAACCATTGAAAGGCTCAATAAAAAGATAGCAGACAACACTCAACTTATCAGAGAAAATACGCCCGCCATACAAGAGCAGACAAATGCCACCGAAGAAAGGACAAAAGCCAACAAGGATGCTGCTGACGAGTTATTAGGTCTTGTTGGTATAAATACCAATTTCGGAGAGTCTCTTCAAGGTCTCAGTAAAACCAATGCCGGAGGTGTTATTGATGGACTTGGAACTAAAGCAAAGGCTCTTGGGAATACTCTGATGGGGCTATTGTCTAATCCTTGGGTGCTTGCATTTCTCGGCATAGTTGGAGTTGCCGCCGGATTCAAATGGTGGTATGACTACAATAAAGGGCTTGTTGAGGCAACTAAGTTGACTAAGGATTTTACCGGTTTGTCTGGTTCAGAACTGAAAGCCGTGCGAAATGAGGTTCAGGCAGTAGCGGAATCCTATGACAAAGATTTCAAAGAGGTGCTTGAGGCGGCCAATGCTATGTCAAAGCAATTCGGCATTTCCGTTCAGGAATCACTCAAACTGATGGAAGACGGATTTGCCGCCGGCGCCGATGTCAACGGAGAGTTTTTGGAGAACGTCAAGGAATACCCTGCTTATTTCAAGGAGGCGGGAATCTCGGCAAGCGAATTTGTTGCCATTACTACGCAAGCCAATCAAGCGGGTATTTATTCTGATAAGGGTATTGATGTCATAAAAGAGGGTAATCTCCGCATAAGAGAGATGACCAAGGCCACTGCCGAGGCTCTTGATGCGATTGGTATTTCTTCCAAAGAAGCACAAAAAGCATTGGCAGATGGAAGTAAGACCACCTTTGACATCATGCAAGAGGTTTCCGAGAAACTTGCAGAGTTTCCAGAATCATCTTCTGAAGTCGGAACCGCATTGGCAGACATCTTCGGCGGTCCCGGCGAGGATGCTGGTTTGCAGTATATATTAACCCTTAAAGACATTGACACCAATCTTGACAATGTAAAAGACCGTGCCGGAGAACTCGGCCGACTTCAGGATGAGCAGTTGAAGAGTCAGATAGAACTTGAAAATGCTATCGCTTCGGTATTTGATGCCACCGGTGGCTCCTTTGAGTCAATGACAACAAGCGCGAAAATCTTCATCAACAATGGCATAGTCAAGATAATCGAAGGGTGCGTTGATATTGTTAATTGGTTTGTCAGACTCTACAATAAATCCATCGCAGTCCGGGCCATATTCAACTCAATAGTAAACTCGTTCAAAACGATATGGGCTACTGTTAAGTTTGTCCTTACTCAAATCATTGATGGATTCAAGGCTCTTGGAGACATCATCGAGGGTGTGTTCAATCTTGATTTGGATAAAATCAAAGCCGGATACCAGAAAGGATTAAATGCTTTCAAAGACAACTTTGTAAGTATGGTCAAGGAGATTCGCAAGAATACCGAAGACGCGGTTCGGGAGACCCTTGACGGGCAGATGGAAGAGGTTACACTTGATGTTAAAGCCAATGTGCAAACATCTTCTACCCCTGCCAGCAAGCCCAAAGGTGATCCCAACTACACGCCTAAAGAATCTGCCGAAGATAAGAAAGCACGCGAAAAAGTCGCTAAAGATGCTGAGAAGGCAGCAAAGGAACAGTTGAAGATTCTCCATGATTTGGAAGATGCAAAGATTCAGGCTATGGAGGATGGACACGAAAAGGATTTAGCATTAATACGTCTTAATTTCAAGAAAAAGATTGATGCGATCACTGGCAATAGCGCACAAGAACAACAACTCCGAGTGGCTCTTGTCGAGCAGATGATGAAAGCGTTAGCCGACTGTGAATTGAAGTATCAGACAGAACTTGCTAAAATCAATCTTGAAAACCGCCTCGCATCCGTTGAGGAAGGCAGTAAGGAGGAGCTTGATTTGAAGTTGGCCCAATTGGAGGCTACACGCGCCGCCGAACTCAAAGCCGCCGAGAAAACCGGCGCCGATGTTGCCCTCATCAATGACAAGTTCAACAAGGAGCGTCTTGAACTTGAAGAGGAATATGCCAACAATCTTGCTGATAAGATTACCGAGCGCTATGGCGTTGAGGAAATCACACGCAATCAGGAGTATTCCAATGCTGTAAACGCGCTCAAAGAACGCTATGCAAAGGAGATGGCTCTTGCCGCCGGTAATGCCGCCAAACAAGAGGAAATCAAGCGGAATCTTGAAAATGATTTGTACGCCCTGGAGGTTGAGTATTCTCAAAAGGCTGGCGAGGCTGCTATCAAGATGATAGAGGAAATCCTCAACCTTGAAAACTTATCGGCCGAGGATAGGCTGAAATGGGAGCAGGAACTTGCAAAGGCTAAGATTGATTTGGCAAATCAGATAGCCGATGCCAATTCCGAGAGCGTCGATAGGCAGATAGCCGATGATGAGAGGTTGAGAGAAAAGCGCAAAGCCAATCTTCAGAACTGGCTCCAAGTTGCATCCGATGCAATCGGCAACATCAGCGACCTCGTAAACACTCTGTTCGACGGGCAGATTGAAAAATTAGAGGAGGAGCAAGAGGCTAATACGGAAGCCGGAGAGAAAGAACAGGAGAGGATTACCGAACTTGTCAATAAAAAGGTGATCACCCAAGAGGAGGGCGAGGCCCGCAAGAGAGCGGCCGAGGCCCAGACAGCCAAAAAGAATGAAGAGCTGGAGAAGAAAAAACAGCAGCTCAAACACAAACAGGCAGTATGGGAAAAGGCCAATAGTTTGGCTCAGGCCGGAATCGCAACGGCCTTGGCGATAACCCACGCACTGCCCAACTTGGTACTGGCCGCAATCGCCGGTGCGATGGGTGCCATCCAAATCGCGACTATTCTTGCTACACCCATACCCAAGTATGCCAAAGGTACGGACTATCACCGAGGTGGCCCAGCCATTGTCGGTGATGGTGGTCGTTCAGAAGTTGTATTGTTCAACGGTGGTGCATGGCTGACCCCCGACAAACCTACACTTGTTAATATGCCAGAGGGAGCCATTGTCATTCCAAGTGTAACAGACTATGATGATAATCCGGCAGGTTTGTTGATGATGCCCGTGGGTTCGGACAAGACTCCGACCTCCCGGGTCTATGATGATTCCGCTATCCGTAGAGGTGTGTCTGAACTCATCTACCTCATTAAGTGCCAGACACGACAGCAACACTGCGATTCTTACCTTACCAACTACGAATTTTTTAAGAGTAAAATATGATAGAGAGACTTGAACAATTAACCGTCGGCCAGTTCGTCGATCTCGTTTGTGGAGATACAAGTGTGCTGATTGGCAAGCGAGAAGTCGTAAATGAGGCGGTGCTTGTTGTTGCAATGCGCAACATAGTGTTTGAATACAAGGAGATTGTAGATAAAGCCGGAGTTAGTTCCTACCTCTCCACCATAGAGGAACTAATAAAGGCTAAGATGTCGGTTGTGGTATTTCAGATGTGCCGGAATCTTGTTTCATTGAATGAACATGACCGCGCCCGTGAGGTGTTAATAGAGTATGGTATTAATGCAAATTCTATGAATGACCAAAGGGTTACAGCAGAAATAAAATCACGTCTTGAAAGAGCTAAAAGCACTATCGAGAAAATCGAAAACGAGAGCAAGAAAGACAAGCCGGGGTCAATCAATTTCCGCCGGGTATTCGACACACAGACTGCCATGTTGATGGCTCATTTCAAGTTCCAGATTGATACATCCACTATGAAGGCCACTGTATATGCCCATCTTGTTGACCAACATAACAGAGAAGTCAAGGCGATGCGTGGAGCCTTGAAAAAGAAGTAAGCACCGCCCCCTGTAACCTAATGAGAGCTTGTCATTCATAATAGCAGGCTCTTTTTTTCAAGGTTGACCGCACTTTAGAACGGTTCGTTAGTAACCCCTTGCAAAACCGCAAAGTGTTATGACGAAACGTAATCAATGTTATAAGCGCCGCCCGTCGAGGCTTGACCGAGTAGAAAGGAAATGTGACAGAATCCTGTCCGAGTTGTTAATCATCCGCCAGCAGCTCAACCGTCGGCCGGATATGGATATGGCAATTGAACGCCTCCACCGTACCGCCCGCAAGTTGAGAACTCAATGCGAGCAAGAGCGTGATTTAACAAGAAGAATGTTCAACTCCAAATTCCCGGAGTAATGAACATCGAAGACCTTGTTGTAAAACACGCCGGATGGATACGACGAAAAGCACGAAGATACTATGCCGACGAGTTTGATGCCGATGATCTCGCAAGTGAGACCATCTACAAATGTCTGAGCCAAGCCCGGAAGTTTAACCCCGGAATGAGTTTTAAGCCGTGGGCATTAGCCATTATGGAGAACACCTACATTACGCAGTACAACCGCCGCCGTTGTGTTCTCTTTACCGGATATGATGAATATGACCCATACACGGGGAATGATTATGCCGACCAGAGAGCTTCTGTGAACAGCATCCTATCGATAGTCCGTGATTGCGGGCGTAAGTCATGTTGTATTGAGTGTGTTCTTCTATATGCCAAAGGATATAGTTATGATGAGATAGCCGAGAGAATCGGCATACCTGTCGGAACTGTCAAGAGCAGAGTTTCAGCCGGGCGCAAGATGCTCCGTGAGGCTCTTGACGGCTAAAATGTCAGTAAATGTTAAGGTGGTAAAATGGTGAAAATCAGACGCTAAATGGTGGTCATTCTGTTTGTGTCTCTTGTAAATAATGGCTAACTTTACATCAGAAAATAAAACAATAACCAACTAAAAGTCAAACCAATAAACCCCTTAATTATGGAAAAGAAAAATAATTTCCGCGTGAGAGTGATGAAGTATGCATGGCAACTCTGGAAAGCCACCAAGCAGGCGTGGCGCATCTGCATGATAAAAGCGTGGCAGCTCTACCGCCTCGCGAAAGCCATGCGCGAGGGCGTGGTAACATTCTACTACACCAAAGCCGACGGCTCTATCCGTAAGGCTGTGGGCACTCTCAGAAATGTACCTGCCGGTGCCACACTCGGTGGTAAGAAAGTAACCAAACCGTCTTACAAGACTATGGCTTACTTTGACACCGAAAAGAACGGATTCCGCTGTTTCAAAGTAGAGAATCTAATCTGCGCAATCTGATGGAACTGCAACCTGCCAAAGCCTACCTTATCACCGTCGGGGGAGATATAAACGAAATCTTCCCCGAGAACGGGGAAACCTTTGAGCTTGAAGAGGCTCAGGCTCATGTCGAGGGCTATATTGAGATCGTACACCTCACCAAAAACCAGATTATGATTGTCAACGAAGAGGGCAAATTTGATAAAGAGTACAATCCGATAGCCACCGGAATTGCCGACCTCCACCGAGCATTGTGGAGTGGCGATTACATCTGCGGCAATGTGGTGATTTGCCCCTCTCCGATGCTCCCATAGTAAAAGTCGCTTTCAGGGCAACTTCGGGCGCATAATTCACAAACTCAAAGAGTTAAAGTGAGTTATGCGCTTTTGTCATTTGGCAGAATTTGAGCCGTTTGGCTGAGCCGGCGATGTTTTGGCTTACATTTGCGAAAAGACCAAAACTATGCTCACGAAATATTTTATAGAAATAGACGGCCAAAGGACCGAGATTCCTAATGAATGTATTAAGAATTGGGATGAGGTTCGGTGTGCTTACAAGCGTGCAGATTTTAGTGGTGTCACTCGCTCGTTCTCATCGCAGTTTGAGTTTGTTGGCGATGCATACGATATGTTGATGGCCTTGTATCTCCGAGATGGATTCAATGCTGTTGCAACTCTATATCTTTATACCATTACAGACCGTTGGGTGTGGGAAGAACGATTTGCAGCTCCAATTGATTTCTCAACCATAGTATGGGACAACAATATCCTAAAAGTCAACTGCGTAGACAATAGTCTTGCCGCTCTCATCAAAGCAAACAAGAGTACCAAGTATGAGTTTGGAGTCGGTAGTGATATTCCAATAGCATCGCAGTTAAACTATGACCGTATTCCTATGACAGAAGTTGTATCATATCAGGTTATTGGAGAAACAATCGATGATAGTTCAACTATGAAGTTATCTGTTCCTGGTGCTTTGGGTGTTGTTTATAGGATACCTGTAAACATTATTACAGAAAATGTGCTTGTCAACGAAAAGTTACTGTATAATGACCAAACCACAGATGATGGTAGCTATATGGTATCAGCAAAAACAGATGTCACTATTACAATAAAGGGAGGTATTGCAATAGATATGATTAATGCTTGTCAACCCGCAAACTTTGGAGTAACAATTTACAAAACAAGTAATGATGTGACTACTAAAATAGGTCCATTATGCAGCCAAAGTTTCTTGATAACATATAGAGGCGAATATGATAAACCTGGGGACCTGCCAATACTAACGCCAGCTACACTTGGCGCAACAGCATTTGTTAAACAAACAAATACTATCTGGAAATGGTGGGTCAATGAGGCGTCTACATCCGAGGATAATTTATTCATATGGATGGATTCAAAGATGTCTTCAGATGAATATATGCGGCAAATTCCCGAATACACCTATTCGGTTGACTTGAAGGAAGGTGATAAAATCTGGATTGGAGCTGAGGCGAATCCCGGTTTAGGTTCTCGCCCTGGGCCTTTTTGGATTTTAATGCTCGACCAGAAAATTGAGATTTCTTGGGGCGGAATAGGAAAAAGTGCTGAAATTGATGTAATACGGCCTCTTGATTTTTGCGAAAAAATTCTCAATCGTATTAGCATGGGTAAGGTTAATGTTGGTGTAACATTTAGTGATTTCGATAATCGCCTTGCCAATACGTATCTTTTAGCGGCTGAGAGTGTTCGTGGAATTGGTGATGCAAAGATATACTCATCATTCACAGAGTTTGTAGACTGGATGCAAACAGTATTCGGTTATACATATTGTCTTGGCCCGCGCACAAAGGCACAATTCAAAAGAAAGCAGTCAATATTCTACAATTCATGGCCGATTTCCGCAAATGATAATCTTCTGCATACGATGTGCCCGGTCGAGCCAGGAACCCAAGTTGTGATAATACAGGGGACTCCATACTGCGCTGTTTTGGGTGATTACAATTCTGACGGTGGCAACAATTACTACACTAAATGGGAAGGCAGTGATGCGTATAACGACCCGAAAACCGGTAAAGCTCGTTTGGACACCATTTTTATAGGAGAAGATAAAGAAGGGTGTTATTTCGACAGTAATTATAATCTTCACATATATGATGGAAATGTTGAAATGGCTATTTGTGATAACCAAGTAATCAATTTTATCCACCGTTCTGAGCTGTTTAAATCTGACGCCTCAACTATGAGAATAAACAACGTTCGGGATGTCTCGTATTCTGTTGATTCAAGTTCGATTTATTCGGCAATTACTATCGGATACGAAAAGCAGGATTATGAAGGCTTCAATGGGCGTGATGAGTTTAACTTCAATAATACTTACTCCACCGGCCATACTGTTAACGATAAGAAACTTAGTCTCATCAGTAAATATCGAGCAGATTGCTATGGTATTGAGTTCGCCGTTCAGAAGCGTGGGCAGGATACTACAGACTCGTCAAGTGATAAGGATGTTTTCTTTGTGCTTTCTAAAAGTGAGAATGGGTTACTTATTCCGGATAGAACCATTAGAATAGAAAATACTATATCTGATATGGTATTCAATGGCGCATTTTCTCCAATAGCTTGTATCCAGGCAAATGCCGGATTTATAGGAATACAGGCAAAGCATCTTCATCTTGAATTTGCTTCGAGCATGGGGAATAGCTCTATTGTTATAGATGGCCGAGCTATGTCTGAAGATATAGATCTTGATGCTCCTTTGATGACGTGTGGTAGAGTATCATTTACAACTGATGAAATTGATGAACCGGCATCTGAAAACAATCTCATAGAAATTGAAAGTAATGGTATCCTGTATAGGGGATTTGTAAAAGATGCCACATTCAAATATGCCACGAATGAGGCCGTAAAATACGAACTAATCGTAAAAGATATTGAGCTATGATAGTAAGCCCTTTCACTCCGCTGTTTTTCATCAAACGAAAGGCTGATGGGATAGATAGCGAATATATTCAGACATTCGCCACTACTGACCAGATACTCTTGCAGCTCATAGGAGGGCGTAATGATACCGTTGTCGCCCAGATTATAAGTGAGCCGGACGGAGCGGTCCTGCATCAAATTCAGTTCAATCAGTGGGACATAAACGACACTGTTACTCTGAGGTTCACAACAATCTCATTGTCGACCGGCTATTATTCAGTAAATATAATGGGTGTCGGTCGTAGTGAGGTGTTTCGAGTTACCGATGACCCTCTGATATTGGATAAGACAACACTGATTCAGTATTCGATGAGGAACAACCGCCAGCGTCAAGACGCAGTGTTCTTTATTGACGGGATGCAGTATTTCTTTGATTTCCGAGTCCCAGGAGGATTCAAAGATAGCAATTGGACTTTCGGTGTGGAGAGCGAGCAGTTCGTGACCCCCCAGGCCGACATATCGCAGTTGTTCGGTCTGGAGTCAACGCAGAAAAGATTTACTCTCGGAGGCAGTATGGGTGTTCCCGTATGGTTTGGCGAAATGCTGAACCGAATACTCATCTGCTCCCATGTCTATTTCGATGGTATTAAGTACAGCCGAAAAGAGGCTAATGTGCCGGAACTGACCGTGCAGTTGGAGGGCGTGAACAGTTTTGTGTTCAATCAGACTCTCCAGCAGTCAACCAACCTTGACCCCGTAATCGAACAAAGGAATCACGCCGCCATGCGCCGCGTTGATGACACCAATTATAGAGCAACTTCTTCAACTATTAACAGATTAATTTATTAAGTATGGCAATCACTCCAGACGAACAGCAGAGCATCGTCAGTGCCGTGCTTTCATCAATCCGTACCAACTCACGGACTATCGACCAGCTCACGCCCGTAACCTCGTTGAGCGAAACCGATAGTTTTGAGATAAACGGAGGAAAGAGAGTAACGTACAAGGTGCTCCGGGATTTGATAGCGTCTTTATCCTCATCGGAACAAGACTCTCTCAAAACCCTCATCAACAAGTGTGAGTTGAAATCGGTATCTATAACAGTTGCCGAAAGTACCGCCACACTCTCTATCTCGTCGGTAGGCAAGGCCATCACGACATCGATCCCGATTGCGACCACAAGCAAAGCAGGATTGATGACTGCCGCCGACAAAGTAAAGTTACAGAGCGCATACGACACCGCCCAGGCAGCCAAAGATACGGCCAATACCGCCAAATCTAAGGCCGAGTCCGCTCAGTCAAGCGTTACGGCACTATCCGATAAGATTGGTGCCCCTAATGGTATTGCTCCACTTGATGCCAATGCAAAGGTGCCTGCCGCCAACCTTCCCGGCTTCGTAGATGATGTCGTAGAGTTTAACGCTATGGTAAGTGGCGTTACTTCGCAAATGGCATCTTCAATCCATAAATCGACCGACGCAGGTTGCATGGTAGTGTATGACACCGACAACGACGTATTCCTTCTCGCAGTGTCGAAAGTTGCTGTTTCAGATAATACTCAATGGGGAATTATCAAACGCCCCATCAAGAATCTGAATGCCGCCACTCCCGCTGTTGAAGGTGGAACCCTCCAACAGCAAATCAATGTGTCGGATTACTGGCAGATTCAAAACGGTGGCGCAAGCCTCATTCTCACGCAGTTCACATACTACAACAACTGGCTCGACGCTGATGCCTATGGAACAGGCACAGCCGCAGGTCGTGTGCCCGAAGGAGGCAAGATTTACACCTGCACCTCGGACAACAAGACCTTCCGTTGGAGCGGTTCTGAACTCGTAACCATTGGCTCTGACCTTGCACTTGGACACACTGCAAGCACCGCTTTTCCCGGTGATGAGGGCGCACAGCTTCAAGAAGATTTAAAGGACACCCGTGATGAAGTTCAAAATGAGTCCATGCGTGTCAATAATATCGGTATATTACCCTTTGACGGATTCTATGAGGACAACCCTGACCAAAGCACCGGCGTTTGGTATCGCCGTTATCCTGCCAATGAGGGAGGCACCTGCTGTATGTGGTCAAACAAATTTCCAGAAGGGTATCATCCTACCGACTACAACACCACTTTCCACGGGTTCCAAAAAATCCGTGAAGATAGAATTTTCCGTCTTGCAAACGACCTCTACCGCTTTGATGGAGAGAATCTCGTTAAGGTCGGGGGCGCATCCGTCGGCAATGTCTATAACCTTACTGCCGAACTGCCGACACCTGACCCGGAAAAAATCTTCTACACCCTCAACGATTCAACCGATAAATACTATGCCCCTGCCGCTGTATTAGCCCAGGGCAAAGCAAAAATCGGTATGGATATAACTTTCGCCATAGCCAAAGGCTCATGGAAAAGCTACAAATATATCGGTCTTACACTTGATGCCAACGATGTTCTTGACAAAGATAATTGGCTCGATCTTGCCGGAATGTCGGCAGGCTCGGAGCCGTTTGTCAACATCAATGCGGTATGTGAGGATAAGGATTACACCCTCTCACTTGCGATTCAGGCTCTGCTCGACCTCAAAGAGACCACAGGCATAGACTATCGTAAGGAGGGTATGGTCATAACCTATCGCCGGAGTTCCAACCCCTTTGTTTGGGAGACCAAGCAATATCAAGGTGCGTTGACCGACCTTACCGCAACCAATGAGGCCCAATGGGTTGACTTCGGCAATGGCGGAGGCGGTAAGGTGGAAACCTCAGACACGCCGGAGAAAGATGGCAAAGACGCACTATCCACCGGCGGGGCCTACGAGATTCAACAAAACCAGTTCGCCGGTCTTGAAATGGTTCCCGACCCGACGGATTATATAATCCAGGGTGTGAGCAAAGCTGGCAACCCCATAGGCGACAGCATCAAGATTCCGAAGAGCAACGGGGCCGGAACAGCAAGCGGCAGCACACTTACAATCTACTGCGATCAGGCGGTATGGGGTGCTTTCGGCAGTGAGGTTTCACTTATGGTTGCTATCAAGAGCGTAAGTTACGATGGCGAGGATGAGGTTCTCGGAACAATCCGAACCATCAGTATCATTGACCCCGTGACCAACATTGAACTCTGGAGCGAGGTTAAGAACGAGCGTTCATCAACGAGTGCCGCCGACTTGAAATTCAAGTTTGATTTCACCGACTTCATCACATCAGCATCGAGCCGAGATTTCATCATTCAGGCTACCGATGCCGATGGCAACCGCCGAACCAAGACCATCACCGTTACCGCTGTCGATGTTACCTGCACCTGCATACAGACCCTCAACTATTCAACATCAACCGCACTGGAAGTAGGCGTTAACCGAGACAAGAGTCTGCCGATGTATAAGTTTGAGAACAACGTGTCAACGCGCCTCGGTATTCTCGTTACTACCGAGATGTTCTACAACGGTGAGTGGCGTACACTCGGCACGGCCACTGTTGTTGATTCGTACTCCCACAACATATCCATCAATCCGTGCAATGTATTCGGAGGTGGAGAGCGTCTGGAACACGGTGCATATCCAATCCGTATTCAAGGCAAAGACCTTGCGTCCGGCGTTGTCGGCAATATGGTGTATACCGCCGTGATGTGTGTTGATTCCACCAACGCCACGCCTATTGTCGTAATGCGTTACGATGATCGCACTGAGGGCAAAGTGCGCCTGTACGATTCAATATCTGTCGATGTGGCGGCATATACTCCCGGCAAGACCAATACTCCGGTAGAGGTGATGATTGACGGGCATATTGCGACCACCGTCAATTGTCCCATCGGTCAGCCTTACAATGTGAGCAAGCAGATACAAGGATATGCCACCGACGGCTCAAAGAGCTTTGATGTGTACGCCCGGAGCGGAGCAAGCAAAAGTGAAACTATCACGCTTACCGTTGAGGGGTCTGCTATCGACGCATCTTTGAAAGAGGGTGCGCTGTTCTCGTTTGATTTCTCCACCAGAAGCAACACCGAGACCGACCACAGAATCATTGACAACGGCTATGAGATGACTCTGAACGGCTGTAACTATAACTCCAATGGTTTTGTCAATGTTCTTGGCGAAACGGTATGCCGTATTGCAGAGAATGTAACCGCTGAGATTCCTTATGCACCGTTCTCATCTGCCGCTTTGGAGACTGCCGGAGCCGCAATCCAGTTAGCGTTCTCTACAAAGAGTATCAAGGATAAGAACGCTATGCTCTGTGAGTGCTATGACCCGACAGCCGGTGTGGGTTTCTATATTCGCGGCAATGAGATTGTCCTCAGTGTCCTTAACGGAACACCCAAGCAGCAGCGCGTCGGATTCAAATGTGGTGAGAAGATCACTGTTGCCGTTGTTGTGGAACCCGGCACAAAGTATGTTACCTACAAGGGTATCAACTATTCCTTTGTCAAACTGTATGTCAATGGTGAGGAATGTGCCGCCATCGGTTATCAGCCCGGTACAAGCGCACTCCGCCAAAGCAAGAACATCACGTTCAACTCTGCCAATGGCGATTTCAACCTCAACTACATCATGCCTTATTCAAGTTACATGGAATGGTTGCAGGCGTTCCGTAACTACCTCTGCAAACTGAGTAATGTTACCGCCATGATTGCCGAGTATGACAAAGAGAATGTGCTTGATACCACCGGCAAACCCTCTATGTCGCTCATGGCGGCAAAAGGTATGCCTTACTATGTCATTGTTGCAGATCAGACCACGTTCAACAACTTTGACTATGCCCTCAACGGCGGAACTTCCACCTCTGACCAATTCGCCTGCACGCTTTACTACTACAATCCACAGCACCCGGAATGTAACTTTAAGGCGATAAATGTTCTTTGGCGTCGGCAGGGTACCACCTCGGCACAACGCCCGGAGAAGAATGACCGATTCAACTTCAATAAGAAGAACAAGACCACGGGACTCAAGGCGACTGTAACTCTGCTGAATCCCGATGACAGCACCGAACTCGGCCGTAAGGCGATACTTGCCGCCAAGCATAACAAAGTATTCGTTCACGAGACCGGGCATTTTGTCGATGTTATCACAGTAAAGAAAGACTACTCTGACAGCTCGATGGCGAATGACTGTGGCGTTTGCGACCTCATGAACGCCACGTTCCGCTCCCTCGGCTCATCTTACCTCACGCCGGCGCAACGCGCCTTTGACGGTACCCAAGACCTCGGAGACGGTGATATACTCACGGGTATTCAGATGGATCACTCCACAAAGAATCACCCCATCGCTTATTTCCGTGCAACGACAGACACCTTGCAGGATGCTTGGTTTCAGGCTCGTGGTAATTGGAAAGAGGATAAGGGCGAGCAGGTGGCTCTTGGATTCAAGGACACACCCGGCTACAACCTCGGATGTCTTAACTACGGTGATTTTGTGGAGTATTTCGGTACACCCGATGAGACTCTTGCCCAGACAGAGGCGCGATTCAAGGCAGACCCCGAAACCAATACTGAAAAGGCACACGGAAACGTGTATCTCATATCTCAGTATTGCGGTCGAGATTATGCAATATATCGCTACAAGAACGGAGCATGGACTCGTTCAACCGGCTCAATGAAGCAAGTAAACGGGAAATGGGTCGTTACTGGAGATGTTCTTAACCCCGTGACGGGTTATGAACTGTTGCAGTATGCCGGAATGGACTGGTGGCAGGGTGTAAACACTGTCGAGGATATGATGAAACCGACTACGCAGAAATCCTCATGGGTGAACAAACTCGGACTCGCTGCCACTGAATACCCGGCTTGGACATACTACTTTGAGTGTATGGTCGATGATGATCAGCTTCAGGAAGACCTGGCACTCGGCAAAAAGGTTCCTTACGACCTGTTCAATATGCTCAGGTTCTTTGATTCATGCGACTATTCTAAAGTAACGGGATGGGAGAAGATATGGAAGGAGAACGCCTATCGCTATATGTCGCTGGAGTCGGCTATGGCATACACCGCGTTCACCGACTATCTCGCCGCCGTCGATCAGCGTGCAAAGAATATGCAGCCTATGTTCTTCCTTGAAGATGGGTGTTCTGTTGAGAATGGCGTTTACTCCGGCTACCGCAACATGGAGCCAACCCGAATGTATCTCAATAAAGTGTATGACTGCGATACTTGCAACGGAGCAGACAACGACGGTGGACGCGATATTGATGCGGAGGTTGACCCCAACAAGATGACTGATGAGGCTACCGGATACACTAACCCCTACATGGGTTATGGCTCCGTGCTGTTCAACAATATCGACCGTCAGCAAGAGTGCTGGAATAGCAACGATCTCGGAGTAACGACAATCTCCTTAAAGAGCGTTGTGAACCGAATGCGCAATCAGACAGCCGAGATTGGCGGAAAGACAATGGCTCCATTCTCACCGGATGGCGCAATGTATTTCTTTGTAGAGAGCCGTCTGATGTTCTGGCCCAAGACCATAGCGACCTATGATTGCGAATCAAAGTATATTGACAAGACACACTTTGCCAATATGCCATACTTCTATGCCCTGCATGGTCTCGGCTTGACATCGCTACCCCGATTCATCGAGCAGCGTTGGGCAATCCGCGACGGTTACTATCAGACCGGCGATTTCTTCACCAATCCCCTCAGCGGTCGTGTGTCGGCAATTTCCTCTAAATCCAAAATCTATATCACGGCAGCCGCTACGGGCTACTTCGGTATAGGTAATGATGCGAGCGGTCAGTTGTCTGAAACCGTCTATCTCGAGGCGGGTCAGAGCCATGCTTTTACTGATTTTGCACACGATTCGGGTGCGCTGCTCTACATCTACAATCCCGGGCGAATGAGTCGCATTGACCTGTCAGAGATGTCGCTTGCGTTCCACTTTGACGATTTGAGCAAGCTGGAACTTGCCGAAGAGATTATCCTTGGCGGTAACAAACACTCGGCAAATACCTCGCTTAACGGCTTTAACCCCCTCGGTTCAATAGTTCTTGGCGATTTGCCGTTCTTGCGTGTGCTTGATGTCAGCCTCACAACGGCTACGAGTATCGACGCAAGCGGATGCCCTCGTGTTGAAAGCATCATCGCCAACAATACGGAGCTGACAACGTGTAACCTTGCACAGACTTCCCCGATTGAGACGCTGACACTCCCGGCTACAATGACATCGCTTGAACTCGTCAACCTGCCTAACCTCTCTTTCCCCGGCGGTCTTACCATTGAAAGTGTCGGCAGTATCACGCGCCTTTGGGTTGAGGGTAGCAAGTATATCGACACCGAGACACTTCTGCTTGATGTGGCCCGCGCCGGTGCCATCCGAGAGGTACGAATACCCGATGTGAACGTAACGGCATCCGTTACCGTTCTGCGACTGCTCCGCAATTCCGGTGCCATAGGTCTTGATGCCTCCGGCGCCGCCTATGAGGAAAGCAATCAGTGTTCAGGTGTGATCGGCCGATGGATTCTTACAGAACTCATCAAGGAAGAGGATAGCGACGGTCTCGCCGGACTCAATAGCCTCAACCGCTACTTCCCCGAATTGGAGGTTATCAACTCACAGTATTCTCATATCTGCTTTTCAGATTTTGAGAACGACACCGAGAATATAACCAACATGGATGACAGCACGGGCTACAAGTTCGGCAATGCTTACACCGTTCCCGGCCACTGGGCGAAAATCGAAGAACTGAGCCACGCCTACAAAGCCACGTTCAACTCCCGTGATGGCAAAATGCACCTCCGCCAAATCAGCGATGCCGATTATGGCAAGATGAAAGACGGCACGGATTATGACCCGGCCGACCTTGCAGGTGAGGGTTTCGACATCATGAAAGACATTTACCCCCATTGGCGTAAGGGTGTCAACGACTTCAAGACTCAGGAGAAGCACACCTTCATCAGCTCATGTCCGAATGAACCCATCTCAACCGCAACAAGGGTGAACCGCAAGCATCTTGCCGATATTATGGTAAAATCTCTTGCCGCAATCTTCACCGACAATGTTGTTGCCGGCGGAGATTATGAGATTACCGACAACCCCAACATGAATGTCTACGAACTTGATGTTGCGGGTATGAAACAAGTCCGCTGGCCCGGAGTCAACAACGCCATGATTGGTGCCGTGTTTGTCGGAGAAGATGGAAAGGTTATCAAGAAGTTCAACATGAGCGTCGGTGCCGCACTGTTCGACTTTGTGAACGGCGAGTATGTCTATACGGATGTTCCTAACGGAGCGGTCAAAATCGTGTTTACATCACCTGTCGGATTTGACAATCTGGAGGCGATAGCCGTTGACAGCTCGGCAGTCGAGGCGATAGAACCCGATTGGGTGTATATCGGTGGCTCCCTTGACAACCCTGCCATCCGTGAACTCGTAGGCGTGTATGGTATGACACTTGACTCTCTTATGCGCGCCCGCTCAATCAGCGGTGCCGTTACCAAGCGAGGCGAGAACAACAATACCATCAATCCCGATTGGCAGTATGATAACGATGGTAATCTTACCAACGCCACGGTACCCTCATCAACTATGACGGGTTCCGCCGCCAACCTCATCAATCTGTGTCGTATGCGCGGCCCCGGTTTTTACAGCATCGACTACGAGATGAGAATTGACATTGATAACCTTGTTCTCGGCATCATAGGTGATCGCGATGTTCAGGCAGTGTGCGGTTATGGTTGCGGTTCCGGATATTCCACCGGTGCCAACGGCATGAACGCCTACGGCAACGTGACCAGACGCTGGAATGGCGGTAACACAGGCAATATCATCTTCGGCATTCAGAACTATGTCGGCTGTAACTCCGAGTGGCAGGACAATGTAGCGGTCAATGTGCCGAGCTTTGTAGAAATGCGCCGCCAGCGATATGCAGAGGTTGCAGCGTTCCCGATTGACGCCAAGTGGCATATCTATAATCCGCTCACTAAGACGGAGCGTGTCGTGCAGGGTATCACGGATACCAACGGAATGTGTGTCGCCCGTGTCAAACATGGCCGCTATTGCGACATGATAGCCTCTCGCTGTACCACTGACACAAGCAAATACAACGAGAACTATTCCGACGGCCATTGGTACACAGCCGGGCGAAGCCGTGTCCCTCTGCGGTCGGGCTACAGCGCGTATGCGCATGGCGGTCTCGCGGACTCGGCTGCGAATAACGCCGGGACGTACTCGGGCGTGAGCTGCGGCGTGCGGCTGGCCTTCAGAGGCGAGTGCGTGTTCGACGACGAGGCAGCGTAAAACGCAGAGCGCGTTTTGCGAAAAAACGACAGAGGGAGAGCCGACCAACGGGAGGCTGCTCCCTCTCTCTTTATCCCGCCTCTGGCGGGTCGATAAATTTTGATTTTTCTAATTGACCGATTTTTAGTAATTTTGTACCCAAAAGGTAGATAACCTCAATGCCGTGTCCCTCTGCGGTCGAGCGACAACGCGAATGCGGGTGGCGGTCTCGCGTACTCGGTTGCGAATTACGCCGGGACGGTCTCGGTCACGAGCTGCGGCGTGCGGCTGGCCTTCAGAGGCGAGTGCGTGTTCGACGACGAGGCAGCGTAAAACGCAGAGCGCGTTTTGCGAAAAAACGACAGAGGGAGAGCCGACCAACGGGAGGCTGCTCCCTCTCTCTTTATCCCGCCTCTGGCGGGTCGATAAATTTTGATTTTTCTAATTGACCGATTTTTAGTAATTTTGTACCCAAAAGGTAGATAACCTCAATGCCGTGTCCCTCTGCGGTCGAGCAACAACGCGAATGCGAATGGCGGTCTCGCGTACTCGAATGCGAATAACGCCGGGACGAACTCGAACACGAACTACGGCGTGCGGCTGACATTAAGGACTATAATCATGGGCGGGTTAACCGCTCTTATTATATAAATCGCCACACTGCAACGTCCACGTGCTGGGCAATGAAAGAGACGAGAGGTTAGAGCCTCGGCAACCCTCGCGCAAGCAGAAAGCCGGAACATAACGAAGAGCCCTGAAGGCGCGTCATGGAGATTCAGTATCCAATTGATAATCTTATCCCAGAGATTGTCAGCGACTCCAATATGTATAGTGGCTATGATTATGTAATCAGCCATTTGGAGAGCAAAGAGCAACGGGCCAAATATGCTCCCGACAAGGAGCCAAAGACGGAGTATGATTTTAATACTCCCGAAGAATACGCCGCATATCTGGAACAACAGATTTATGCGGCGAAAGTGCGTGATGCTATAATCGGCACTCTGAAAAGGCAGATTGCCGATGGCTCTTTTAGGATCACGCTGAAAGATGTAAAGACACTACGGGTTAAGGATGGACCTAAAGAGCGGGAGTGCCAGGCACCTAAAGTCCCAAAGCGTGTCGGATGCCATTGTATAATGGTGGTGGTTGAGAAATACACTTATCCCTCACTGATTCACAATACGGGAGCCTCTATCAAAGGAAGGGGTATGCACTGGATGCACCATATTATTGAGGATGATATTAAGGCGGTGCCGGGACTGTTTACCCACTATTATAAAAATGACATTTCCCATTATTACGACAGTATAAGCCAGGAGCGGATGAAATGCGTAATCCGGCAATACATCAGTGACTCCGTTCTGCTTCCGATTCTTGATAGTTTCATAACGCTGCTCCCCGAAGGACTTTCAAAAGGATTGCGTTCATCGCAGACTTTCGGAAATCTCTTTATTTCGCCGGTCCACCATAAGATGCTCTCTATGGCAGAACGATATTTCATATCAAATGAGGATGGGAGTGTCGAGGTCAGATATCTCTACTACAACTATTGCGATGATACTGCAATCGGGGGCAATGACAAGAAACGGCTCTGGCAGTTGCGGGATGTCTATGTTGAGGAGATGGCAAAACTCGGTTTGACTGTCAAACCTAACGAGGCGGTTAGACCGCTTACGGATGGTCTTGATATGGTTGGTTATGTTCATTATCCGACTCACACCCTGCTCCGTAAGAGAACGAAACAAAATGCGGCCCGGAAGCTGGCTAAGGTTAAATCTCGAAAGCGCCGACAAAAAATCATAGGCTCTTTCAAGGGTATGGCTTGCCATGCTGACTGCAAGCATTTATATTTCAAATTAACACATCATCAAATGCAAAAATTTTCAGAGATGGGAATTTCCTATACTCCCGCAAACGGAAAGGAAATGCTCCCCGGCAATGTCGTAAGACTCGCCGCCCTCCAGAATAAGACCATCGAGGTTCACAAGTTCGTATCCGGGCAGGAAACCGGCTACGGCAAAGACCGATATATCGTATCGTGCCGCGACCCGCAGACGGGAACTTGGATGAAATTCTTCACCTCCTCCGAAGAGATGAAACAGATACTCGAAAAAGTTCGCGACGTTGACGGATTTCCATTTGAGACCATCATCCAAAGCGAGGTATTTGACGGAAACAAAGTAAAATACAAGTTTACCTAAGAATCAGCTTTTCGGTCATTTGGCTCAACCTGCCGTTTTTCGTTGTATATTAGCGCAAAAATCATTTTGCAATGAAAAAGATATACGGCGCCAAAGAGCGGCAAGATGGCTTATACTCTATCGGCCGCAACAAATGGGAGGTGTTCTTCGGGTTCTGGAAAGACAATGAAGAAGATGAAAACGGCTTCAACCTCCGCAAAAAATACACCAAGAAGCCGACAAATGAGGAGATTATCAGCGACATCTTCGATGCTCTGAACAAGATGTGCGATGATAAAATCCTCTCCGGCCATACATTCAAAGGTATGCCCGTGTGGTTGTCTAAGGAGAATCAGAGCAACTACGAGACAGCCCGGAACATTGCCCGTGATACCAACGGGGAATCTCTGCCGGAAACATTCAAGTTTGGCGGCGATTTCGACTTGTACCTCTACGACTTCAAGACATTTGAAGATATTGATGATTTCTATATGGGCTGTTACCGATTCATCAAGCAGTGTCTTGCCGAGTGTTGGGCGTACAAAGCCGAGGCGTTGGCATTATTCCCGGTTGCGAACATAAGCCTGCCGGAGTTATGATAGCCAGTGTCGTTATTTCGGCTGTCTTATTTGCGGCATTGATTATCGGCTATGCGTTGAGGCATAAGCATCCCGAATCATTGAGCGCGATTTATTACGGAATGGCAAACGGGTGGATGTTCCCACTTACTCTCGGAGTTTGTGCCGGGCTCATTATCGCGCCGATGTTTGAGATTACGCCGGAGAGGTTTCAGTTCCTTGTGTTCCTGCTTATGGCAGGTGCCATGTTTGTTGCCGCAAGTCCTAAGTATCGTGATGGTCTTGATGGCCCGGTACATTATACCTCTGCCATAATTATGTGTGCTGCTCTATTGGCATGGGTGATAGCAATGGGATATTTTCCATATTTCGGGATTACCGGAGGGATTGTAGGACTATTCAAGCGGAGGTATCTCGTATATGCCTTTGAGGTCGGGATGCTGGTCAATTTATTCTATGTCTTGATTTTTGAATTAGTGTAATATATTAGTGAGTATGTGCATGAGATGGTGCGAATCGAAAGGTTCGTGCCATCTCGCTTTTTTTGCAAGTCGCTTAAATAGGGCGATTTAAGGTGTTTTGCTTATGTCGGTTTTTCGGCAATTCGTTGAATGAGTGGCTTATTCACTTACTTTTGGGCAAAAATAAGACTTATGAAGATAGCCAACGATAAAATCAAACATTTCTCGGCTTGCGCCGTAGTATCATTCACAGCATCAGCCATAGAGTTTAATGCGGAATATCACAACGCATGGATCGCCGGTTTTATCGCTGGCATGGCTATCGGTGTCGGCAAGGAGTATGGTGATAAATGTGCCATAGGAAACAAATGGGATTGGTCAGACATAGGTGCCGATGCTCTCGGTTCGGTTGTCGGTGCGACACTTGGCTCCCTTTTCACATTACTGAAACATTAAATCTTTAAGACATGAACCATATCTCTGAATTTCTCCGCTGGGTGTTCACGGCTATTGGAGCCATAGTAGCAATACTTGAACCAACATTGCCATATCTCATCATTTGCACCCTTATGATATTCGCCGACTGTTTCACCGCCTGGCAACTATCCAAACGAGCCAGAAAAGCTCATCCCGAAAGAGTGAGCGACGACGGCAAAAAATTCAAATCTCAACATTTCGGCAAGGTCATAATGACGGTGTTGAAAGCATGGGCTCTTATCATCATGGCGTTTCTCATGCAGAAGCACATCACCGATGGTTTGCCTATCGACCTTACCAAAGTGGCAGCCGGAGCGATATGCTTTTGGCAGTTGTGGTCCATCCTTGAGAACGAGTCCAGTTGTAACGGCGCAAAGTGGGCGAAACTTCTTCAGCGCATCGTTGTCGATAAGACCGAGCGGCACTTTGACATAGACCTGTCCGAAATCAAATCTAAAACTGAATAATATGACTACAATCAAGAAAGGTAGCCGGGGCGATGATGTGAAGAAGCTCCAGCAGGCATTGAACAAAGCCTGCAACTGCGGTCTGAGCGAAGATGGTGTTTTCGGTGCAAAAACGGAAACCGCTTTGAAGGACTATCAAAGGAAATATGGACTGACTCCCGATGGGATAGCCGGCCCCAAGACCTGGAGCAAGTTGGGCTATTCAACATCGGAGGTGCCTATGTCCCGTCTCATCGACGAGATTATTCTCCATTGTTCCGCCACCAAAGAGGGCGTGAACTTCACAAGCGACTCGGTCAATGCCGCCCACAAAGCGCGCAAGTTCTCAACCTATGTTGATTCCAAGACCGGGAAGACACTTTACATCGGATATCACTTCTATATCCGTCTTGACGGAACAATAGAGGAGTGCCGCCCCATAAACGTGCGCGGATGCCATGCGGTCAATCATAATGCACGCTCCATCGGCATCTGCTATGCCGGCGGTCTTGACAAAGCGGACACCAACGGCACGAAGATAAAGGACACAAGAACACCGGCCCAGAAAGCAGCAATCCTATCACTCTGCAAGCGACTGATTGCCGAGTATCCGACAATTAAGCGCATCATCGGGCACCGCGATACATCGCCCGACCTCAACGGCAATGGAGTTATTGAGCCGTTTGAGTATATCAAAGGCTGTCCGTGCTTTGACGCTATCCCGGAGTACAAACATCTTTTCAAAGTATGAGCCGATGAAGAACCTTGTTATAATCGTGGTATCACTTGCCTCTCTCATGCTTTCCGGGTGCCACTCATCTAAGCAGATGTTACCCTCAACGCCCGTCATTGTCAACAATACGGATAGCGTCAGGATTGAATATATCGAGACCGTCAGGATTGATACCGTTACCATTGAGGTGCCGGTTCCGATGGAATCAGCAAAGCAGGTAGTGCCGGATAGCACGAGCCACCTTGAAACATCTCTCGCCGAGTCCGACGCTTGGATAAATGAAGATGGTACACTCGGCCACTCGATCAAGAACAAGGAGCAGAAACTGAAAGCCGATGTGCCGGTGCCTGTCAAGGATACAAAGACCAACAACACCGAGGCAACAGTCAGAGAGGTGCCTGTTCCTTATCCCGAGCCGGTGTATATCGAGCGTGATTTCTCAAAATGGGAATCGTTCCGGCTTGATGCGTTCTGGTATCTTGTGGGATTAGTTTTGATTTCTTTAGGCTGGATTCTACGAAAGCCTTTGATTACTGCCATTAGGAAATGCTTATAGCAATTTTGATTATGTGTGAAAAGAGCCACGTTGTGAAACGCGGCTCTTTTGCTATGCGAACTTTTAAGAATGTCGTTAGTAATTGGTAGTGGAGCGTCTTTGATGATGTAAATTGATGATGTGTGACGCTCCGGGCTGTCGAGATGGCAGCCCTTTTTTATTTGGCGAGTGATAGACCGTGATAGGCGAGGAATTTTTCAAGCGTCTCAACTGAGATCCTGCCGAGTTGATTAATTTTTCTCAACCCTTTGGCGGTTTGATTTACCAAATCGCCGAGTGTTCTGATTCCTGCTTTTTCAAGAGGGCAAAGGATGCGTAGGGAGATGTCAAACTCTACAAGGTGAGCTTTCAGCAACCTCTCCATGTGGAGCCTCGGCTCATCGTATTTGTCAAATTCATTGCTTGTGGAGGGAGTGTCAAACATGGCTGATTGAATTGATGGGTTAATAAAAAAGCGGAGGGAACCACCCCTCCGCCAAAGTCAAACCAATAAGACCTTTCAGATGGAAAGAACTTATTGATAATGCAAAGTTAACACTTTATTTCAGATTATCCAACACCTGTCGCACGGCTTTTGTAGCTTTATCAGGCGTTACCGAGATATAGGCGTAAAGAGAGGTGCCGCCTTTGTCAACTCTATGGCCCAGGATATAGTCAATGACACTCTCACTGATGCCGAGGTCAAAGGCGTGCTGGCTGAATGATTTTCGCGCCGAGTAGAATATGAGTTGTTTGATGCCCGTTATCTCTGCCAACTTGGGCATATTGACATCGAAGAAGTAATGACAGTTTGATTTTCTCTGAAACTCCGTTACACGGATGAAACCATCGGTGCCCTTGTGACGGGCAATAATATCCTTAGCCTCGTCTGGAATACGGAACTCTACAAACTTGTTCATCTTTGGGCGATTCTCGGTCTTTGTCCTAACGTAGTGGATTGTGTCGGTCTGCTCATTGAAATTGATGTTGAGCAGATCAATCATGTTGATACCGCCAAGATAGTATGAGAGCATGAAGAGGTCCCGGCATTTCATGATGTTAGGCTTAACGCTCTCTATGTCCCGGATTTTTCTTACCTCATCTACGGAAAGCCAAGATTGGCGAACCTCCATCTTTGGCAACTCATATCCGGCAAAGGGGTCCACTCGGAACTGCACATAGCCACATCGCTTGGCATAGTTTAGCAAGACCATCAGGAACACGAGATAGTTGCGAACAGTAGTGGGTTTCAGCCCGCGTTCACGGAGATACTTGTCGAGTCCCAGGATTGTCCCGTGTGTAATGTTCTCAACAAGCATCTTCTCGCTGAGGTGCCCGCTGATAGTTTTCCAGATGTTCACATAGCCCTTGTATGTTCCCGGCTTGATGTGGGCGTTATCCATATACTCCTCGTAGATCGATAATAGGGTGCGGTGCTTATAATTTCCTGCGTTTTTGATTTGGTAAACGAGTTCCGAGCAGGTCAGACCGTTTGTGTATGCCAAATCATCGATCACGCCTTGATAGCGTTGTAGAAGACCACGGAGTTTGGTATTGAGAATGGCTGCATCCGGTCTTTTGACTATTGAGCCATTCTTAAACTCTTTGAGGGATTCGATTGTGATGTCAGTTACTATGTAGCGAGTTTCTCCATTGTGCGCCACTGAGATTCTGACCTTATGCCGACCACCCTTGAGGACTTTCGCCGGCACAATAACTGCGTTCAAGATTGCCAT